GTCTGCAGGCAAACGACTTAAAAGTTTTTTCAGGCCCCCCGTCGAATGAGCGACTTGCGCTCGCCCCCGCGCTTCTTGTTATGACACTCATGATCAAGACTTTGAAGGTTCGATTCGTCGAACTTGGATCCACCTTCCGATATTGGGATGATGTGATCCACCATCTGGGCTAAACGGGTGATTCCATTCTTCAAGCACTCTCGACATAGGGGTTCATGTTGACGGTGTCTCTTGCTGGCTTCCGTCCACTTGCGCGACTGGTAGAACCGGCGTTCCTCATCGGTCTTCTGCTGGTTCTTCTTGGGTAACCCATGGACAGGACAGGGTGCAGGATTGAAGCATCCGGTGTGGTGGCAACGCTTAACAATCATTCATCCCAAGGCTCAGCCTTTATGGCTTTCACACACTCGGTAGGTACACAGATTGGCCAGAGGAAGGTGGTGATGAGTTGGCCTGTGCGTACATTGAAGCAGGTCAAGGTAGTGCCATCCTCATCGATGCAGATACGGATATCGACTTGTTCCACACTGAGGTTCACTTCTTGCTCACAGTCCGATCCCACTGCGGTGTTATGAAGCGCGGGCCTAGCGGTACTTCACATTTGGCTTGAGGCCACGGGCAGTAGGGGACGCCAAGTGAATCGACAATGTCGGCGCGCTGCATCGCATCGTACAGACTCATCTTGAATTCGGACTCTTTACCTGTGTGGTAATCGCGATCATCATAGTAGGGTTTCAGTGCAGTAATAGCCGCACCGATCATCTTGAATTTATCCGCACGTTTGAGTCGTCTTAATTGGGAGTGGGTTGGCAAAGCTATATTAGCGGTCTACTGTAGGGTTACGGTCAGCGTCCCGATTCAGAGATTAAACAACGGCGTTATGTTTTTCACTTGAGCGAGTTCCGACCACGGTGCACAGGTAGGGTTATCTCATGTGTTCGGGAAGTAAAAGCAACGTAAATCGCTTTTATTTTTCAGCCAGATATCCCTTTTTGCGAATAGCCTGAAGGTGTTCGTGCACCGTAGACACGGCAATGTGGAAGTGTTTGGCAATGGTCCGCACAGTAGGATTGCGCTGGCGTTGATGCTTGATGATGAAAGCGAGGATCTCTTTTTGTCGGTCCGTCAGCTTCAACTCTCAACGTTCTCCCGATCTTCGTCGTCAAAGATTCCCCAACAATAACAACGCTGTTTTTCCTCTCGTGCAACATAGACCATTCCTGTACAACCGTCCTCATCGTCGAAGTGCAATTTGCGGATATGGCCGCATTGGTGACATACCTCATACTTGCGATTCAGTCTGTCACTGAGTACGTCCACGCTCATCATCCCAACCTGCGAAAAATGTCCTCGCGGTCCTGCCGTTGCGCTTCCCGAAAATAAACGACAGCCACCAGGACCAGCGCCACGATCACCAAGGCTTCACCGAATTGCCAGTATTTCTTCATCGTTCATCCACTTCAAAATCATCCGCCGCGAGAGCCACACGCATTCGTTCAAACGCACGATAGCAGTCGCCTTTGTTTTTGTACGTCTCGCTCGAGCGACAGATCTGTTCCCCGTTCCGATGCTTCAGGCGCCAGAAGTATTCTTTGTTCTTTGTACTTTTAACGAAGGTGAGTTTGTATTTAGGTTTCATTCGTTATCCATCACAGCAGTCTCTTGAGCCGCTTGACTTTGACAATCGGCGTAAATAAATCCATAAACCGTAAATACGACACCGATAACGGATTGCCAGCCCACAAGAGAGAAATTGCGAATTGTTGCTTCAGTTTGCGTTTGCTCATGTTCATCCTCCTACATCGAGTCCAGCAAGATGATCGTCCGATTTCACATTCGCATTCATCAACCGCACGGTTAACTGATACCGACGGAGTAGTTCCGTATATTCTCGTTTCGACTCTTCTAAAGCTTTCGTCAGTGCTTCTACACGCGCTTCGAGATAAGCAATCGTGTCTTCTGGTCGATTGAACGTGTCGGTGGCGGTGTTCATTCCGTCAACCCTCCAACTTTCATCGTTCTCAATCTCGCCATTTCCTTTTGTCCTTCGACTAACGACACTTCTCGATGTCCGGTAATGCGTGGCCGACCATCATGCAGACACACCGTCGTCAACCAAAGGCGTCTTACTCCGAGACGATCGTCCCAGCGAAGACTCACCCAGTCGCCGTTCCGTAACTGAACCTTATCCACGACATCCGTTTTCATAATTCGATAATCCGCAGTCCATACTGCAACTCAAACCATTTTTTCTTGAGTCGGTACATCGCCGTCTTCACGCCTTTCGCGTCATACACGCAGGTGCGTCCCTCTAAATCCTGACAAACGAAGTCTGCGATGTAGTGACAGACACGCTCTTGTTCAAGCGAGGATGCCCGTAGCGCGTTCAACGGAAACTTGACCTGGCGTTCCAGCGCCCGAATCGTTCCCGTGCGCTCAAGCGCCTTCAGGTAGCGATACACCTCGGCTTCTCGTTTACTGTCGAACACGATGTTGTCAATCGTGCGATCTTCTTTCCCTTTCGCATCGATCGCTACTCCGTATTTGCTGCGCCGTCTCATTCCGCCGGCACCGTCAGTTGGCACTTCTCGCAATGCTTCCACCGTTCAAAATTGACGGCGTCGACAAACACGCGCGAGAACTCATGACGGCAGAAGAGTTGCTTAAGAAAGCGTTTCATTTCGTTTTCCCGTAAACGTCGTGCCACTGCTGACGGCATTTCGCATCACAAAACTTGACGCGCTTGAGTCGCCAGCCGAGCGGCTTATTGCACCAACGACAGCGCCTCATAGCGGCATTCGGGCCAAGGGCAATGTTTCGGTTTAACGCGCCAATAATAAATACGCTGGCATTTCTCGCACTTGTAGCCAACCAACGGCCCCACAAACACCGGAAGGCCCGCCTTCGCGCGAGTTTTGTCGATCGCCTGACGCACCGCTTTCACTCTTCGCATATACAGCACTGCTCGCAGCCTTCACAGTCTTCACAGTAAATTTTCGGCTGCGGATTTTCGCACTCTTCACAACAGTTCATTTCGACAGCTTTAACTTCGCTGGTATTTTCGGTAATGGCGCGATACGGTCCGCGTGAACGCGAGCGATTTTCTTTAACTGAGCCAATTCGCTCGCCTCGTCATTCGTCAAGCCGTGACGATTCCGTTTCACGATCAATCCGTACCGCCGCCGATTCTGTTCTTTTGTCATTTCGACGCTTTATACTTTCCACGAATGATGGGACAGGCCACTTTCGGACCTAACGTGCATAATTCGTCCTGGCACAACCATTCGTGATCCACTTCACAAAACTCACAAACGTGGTGGTGCTCCGCTCCCAGTACCGGTATCGTCTGCTCTGCTTTCACATGGACCTCCATTTCATCAGGTATCCACTCGCGCCAACCTTTGCGCGTTCCAAACCAGACTGAACCTAACATTGGGTGATACCATTTTTTGTTCGCTATGCAATATGCGTTATAAGAATCCCGTGCAGATTGAATGTCCCTCCGATCGCGTTCGGTTCGCACACTTTTTTTAAATCGCTCTCGTGCAGTCTCTTTGCCTATTTTTCGCCAGAAACCCGAAAGCCAAAAGACATCGAATTCCATCAGACAGTTCCCTCTCTTCTGGATTCCCCTTTTTCGAGAACCAGTGAAGGCGAACGATGTTCGTAAGAAAAAATCGCGCGATCGATTCTTGCGGCATGTCCAGATACCGCCGCAGCAAGACGCAACAGCCGAGACTTAGAACTCGCGCCGGTACGCTCCCTGTCTGGGGCAGGGCCCTTTCACGCATCTTGACTTACTGCTTCGCATGAGATAAGTTTTCCTAATACTGCTAGAAACAGTGTTAAGTAAAAAATGCCGCGTTTCTTTTTTCGGGGCTCTCTCAAGTGGAGCCCCGACCGGCGTTCACGGACAAGCAACGTCGGGATTGCCTCGTAACCACGGACTTTTATAGTGCGGGTTAGGCTCCGTCCAACCTGCAAGCGCAAACAATTCTTCACGTTTTCCGGCAGACCTAATCTCGACAAGGGCCTCGAGTTCGTCGGCGAATACGTCACCAATTAGTAGCCTGGCGGGAAACCGCATCTTGCGAATCTCGCTCAATGCGGATACTTCAGCCGCTTTCAAGTCTTGATCGAGGAGAGTTTGCGCTTCGTGGCAATCAACGCAGAGAGTTTCCAGAAGTTCGTTCTCGTATTCCCAGGGCTCACGACCGTAAATGTATTTGATGTGGTGAACGTGAAGCGTCTTGGTAGTGTCATCGCAACAGACGCACGTAAAATTGTCGCGATTGAGGATTTCTAGGCGCTTGCGTTGCCATCGCGGGTCTTTTAATTTTTCAGAATAATCGCTCATTATTGTTCAAAAAATCCGGGCCGTTCCCTGTCTCCCGGCCCGGTCGAATGGAGTCACTTACTACCCGAAGTACTTCGTTCCCGGCTTCCCTTGTCCAATACTTCGATAATTCGCGGCAACAAATTCCGTAGTTCCGCGATTCCTTCGGCGTCCGTTTTAGAATCGCCGTTTAATTCAGAGGCGCGAACGTGCCTTGTTGTCAGGATGTAGTCCTGATCATCAATGCTGCTGCGTCCGAGCGTGGCCACGTTCCAGTTATCACCAATGTTGTCGATCACGTCGGCTTGCCACGGCCCTGTTGACAGTTGCTCGTTTAACGCAATCAATCGGTCGAGCACTACGCCTTGATCGCGCAATTTGATCGACTCCGGATCACCGAATTTAAGGCTCATGCCGCAATTCCTTCCAACTCTGTTCCAACAGGAATAAACTTCCGCTCCTGCGACGCCTGTCCGAGGCCTTGGCAAGCTGAACAGACATCGCGGAGTTTGGAGCGGAAACCATGAGCGCTGGACTCGTCAAACGCGGCCGTGTGTGGCACGCAGATTTTTGGTACAAGAAGACTCGCCATCAACAATCCACGCATCTCACTAACCATGAACAAGCGAAGGCTTGGCTCGCCGCATACCGCACCAACCTGGCGCTCACCGGCGTCGGCCTGATCCAGAAAGAACCTACGCCCACGCTCGTGGCCTTTCTCAAGGGCCCGTTTCTCGACAAACAGAAGCAAGACATCAAGAAACCCACCACGCTGCGCTTCTACACCGAACGGGTCCGCTGTTTGTGTACCCATGAACCGTTCAGCACGTTGACGCTGGATAAACTCACCGAGTTGTCGATCCAGGCCTACAAGGACGCGCGGCTTCAGAAGAAAATGGCCATTGCGTCGATCAATGCCGAGCTCCGTGTGTTGCGAAAGGCGTTGATTTTTGCCAAACGCTGCAAGCTGATGGACGACGTGAAAGTCAGTTCCTTGCCCGGTGAGCATCAACGCGACTTTGTGTTGACCGGCGAAATGGAGAAGGCGTACTTGGCCTTGGCACCGTATCCCTTGAAGCAGGCGGCGATCTTGATGCTCGACTTGGGACTGAGGCCCGAGGAGGCGGTATCTTTGCGGAAGGGCGACATAGACCGATACGTCGTCACCATCAGGAGTGGCAAAACGCCCAATGCCCAACGATCCCTTCCGCAAACTGAAAGAACGAAGCAAGTATTCGAATTGTGCTTTGCCGTCCACCACGATTCCACGTGGGTATTTCCGGGATTGAAGGGTGGGCACTACACAAGGACGGCATTGGGCAATCTCCACACGAAACTGAGGAATGGGCTGGCCGCACCACAGCGGCAGAGGAATTCTACCGGTTATACACGGGGTCAACGTCGCCCTCACGCGAACGTGCTTCAGCCCGAAATTAAATTCCCCCGCGAATTTGTCCTGCACTCGCTCCGTCACACCTTCGCCACTCGTCTGGCCGAGTCCACCAACGGCGATGTCTTTGTCTTGATGAAAGCCTTGGGCCACTCCAATCCGAAGATGTGTGCCAAATACATCCACACGTCGCGGGATTACTTGTCTCTCGCGATGAAGCAATTCGAGCTCTACGGGAAAACCCTGAGAGGCGAAGCCGGTGGAGTCGCTACCGAAATCACTACACCGAAAGGAACGACCAGCTAAATCATTGGCATTTTGCGCAGGTAGGAGCGTCCGGATTGTACAGTCACCTTGCCGTTTGTTATCGATCGTCACCCGACCCTCACGGACTTTTCAATGACTTGAAAACTGCCCGATACCACATGCGACCCCGCCTTTACCGAAGCAGTCACTACAAATTTCATCGGCTGGCGCTTGATCCAGCGTTCAAATTCTTCACGCTCGATGCGCGTTTTCCGCCCGAACTTTCGAGCGATCAGCCGGCCTTCGCGGATCTCTTTTTTGATCCACCCTTCCGACATCTTCGATTCTTTGGCAGCATCGGAAACGGCAAGGAGTTCGCTCACGCCCCGGCTTTCCTTTTAGGCAGTCTTTCGTTGATTAAGGACAATCCATTTCGGCGAAAACGTGAATGTCATTCCTTCACGTTGCCACACTGGAGTCGTTGACCATTGCTGATAGGTATTCGTCAGCAATTCTTCGTGCTCCAAGAAATAGTCAATCACGCGCTCCGACTCCCGATATTCAAGGCGGAACCATTCACCGACAATCTGACGCGGGGCTAGAATTTTATGGAATACCTTCTCGGCCCAGCGGTTATGTGTCCGCAATACAGAATGCAAATGGACTCGCGCTTTCGTACTGATCCGTAATTGTTCAAGCCGGTCATACAGGCAGTACGTTCGTCCTACCTTGAAGTGATCCGTTAGATGCTTCTGGGCAAAATAGACATAGAACATCAGGCTGACCTCCGCCCCTTGCCATTCGGACGAGTCTCTGCCGCCAGCAACGTCAACAGCTTATCGATGACATGCTGGCTGCCACTTACGGCGTTTTCGATTTTCTGGATATAGGACAGTGTAAGTTCGGCTTTGCGGGCTAAATCTTCCTGGGTCCAGCCGAGTTCATTTCTTCGGCCTTGGATGATGCTTGCCCACCGTCGTCTTAGTTGTGGAGATATAGTCGGTCCGCCCATGCTTGCGGCATTCTGCCACATCTGGCACGATCATGCAATCATGTGCTTTCATTTTTTTTCTTGCCCTGATAAATTTGGCGGCTGCCGCAAGAATGTCCTTAACTAATGTGGCCACAGCGGGGTATTCGGAGGCGTGTGCGAGGATGAACTGCAAATCGCGCTCAGGCATAACGAAAATTCCTTCTCGTTGAACTGTGTTTGAATGTGAGCGGAACGTTTCTACCGTATTTTAAATGTCGAGAGCAAACGCTTACTGTTCTTTCATGATATCGAACAGTGCCCTGAATTGCTTCTCTTTGCCAGGGCGTCGATAGAGTTCAAGGAACTCACCAACGATCCGGCCTTCCTCGGAAGTCCTCGTGAAATGAAAGAAATCCCCTAGGCTTGTATTGTAGATGAGCAACAGCTGGTGAAGTGAGCTGAGCCGTGGATTGTGGCTTTCCCGTTCTAAGTCGTAAATGGTCCTCGGCGCGATCTTAATATTTTTTTCTTGTCTGGCCTGTTTGGCAACAGCCGCGTGACTGAGATCGTGGGCTGCCGTGCGTCTCAAATCCCTGAGGCGCTTGGCGGTCTCAGCTTTTAATTGTTTGACCGAGAGAGGCATTTTCGTCTTTCGCTCATCACTCATACACTAAATATAAATGTTAGGCAATTAAAAGTGCTTGCACGATCCTGCCAGCTATGGCATGATTCCGCAGTATGCTTAAACACTCCAACTCAGGTCCGAGTAACAGACGTGGGGTCTGCGAACAGGGCGACGGCCTGCGGGATGAACGCGGCGGTAATCGGGAACGGGTGTTGAGCGTGATTGAGAAGTTGAGGAAGGAAATCGAGTGAACAATCAGACGTGTCCTCATTGCAAGGAATCATTTATCAGCATTCCGCATGTTGGCGAGAATTGCCCTTATTGCAGGCGGCGGCTGGATCGCTGGGACCGCGTTCTTGAAATCGTGATGTACGTCTGCATGGTGCTCGGCGGCATTGTTTTCGTAATAGCTTGGTGGCTGAGTGAATTTAAATGAACAGCCAGTTCTGTTTCAACCTGGGCGCTCGTGACGCGGATGCGATTATCGCGGCATCTGAGGAATGTGCTGCCATGTACCCCGAGCCACTACGCACTCACATTCAGATCGCATTCATCAAGGGCGCGCTCGCCAGCCAGCAAATCAATACGCAGTCGCATAAGGAAATCATCGAAGACCTTATCGGGAAGCTGAAGCAATGAAGAGTCGCCACACACCGGCACCGTGGACGTGGGAGAAGGTAGTAGGCGACGGCAAGGTCACCGAATTTACATTGAATGGTCCCGATGTACTGTGTCGCTTTTGGTGGGATAAGCCACCTAGCGCGGACGCTCGCCTCATCGCCAATGCGCCGACATTACTCGATATCTGTAAGGAATTTTACGACATTCACACGGCGGGATGTGCCACCACGGCGGAGTTTCAGACAAGACTTGAAGCGGCACGTAGGGAAGCGGCAAAAGTAATCGCGGAAGTGGATGGCCAATGAAAAGCCTCAGGTATCGAGAAGCATTATCTGTCGACGAGGCGGATCACGATCCGACACCGGAAGAACAGCGGATCTGGTGCCCATATTGCGGTGGAAGTGGCGATGAAGAGTGGTTCACAAACCAGGTACATCCGAATCCGTTTGATCCATCTGGAGATGAAGAATGAGCTATCGAACTTTGTCGAACAGTCGCGCAGTCCGTCTCGCAGCGAAAGAGCGAGAGCCGAGACAAGAGAAACCGATAAAGGAGTCGGCGTCAGATAGGTACACATTGAGCATCTGTCACGCCGCAAAAGATGGGGATTGCAATTGGTTGCTGTGCCCGCAGATCCGAGACGGAGAGCCAGCGAAATCGGGAAGACATTGCCCGTTGGATTATTTGTGCAGTCAGCCGCGCTGTCTTATATGCGGGTCCCTTATGCCAGTGATGGATGAAGAACAATCGAGCGTGAAGTGCCCGCACTGCGGGCAGGAATGGTTCGTATAAGACCGAACGGGCATCCGTTTGCGTAGATTTACGCCGGTTACACGACATTCCCGTTCAGCACCGACTTTTAAGTTTCCCTGCTGGTACGCGAATGGGTGCCAACCTGCGAAAGCAAAGCGCGACTCAGGACGTAATAATCCAGCAGGGAAAGCAGTTTTGTCCAAACAGGGAAGGGCGAGACCGCCAATCGCCCGCTTTTTCAGGAAGGAGCACACGTTGAACCACGAACCCACCATCTTCGCTCCGAATGTCCGGTATCACCGCTGCGAGGATTGCTTGGTGATCTTTGAATGCGATGGCTGCACGGCAGCGATGCGACGGTCACAACGCCGAGCGAAAGCGGCTCGCAAGGGATCAGCGGATACAGCGGCCGTCTATCCTGGCCGAGGAGCGCATCGGTTTTTCTGTGAAGACTGTAAAGGACAGCAGAGGAAACGCGCATGAGTGATGACAGCAAAATCATTGAAGTGTCGGAAGAGTTAAGCCAGCGAGTGAAATTACGTCGGGCAAGCGACATCAGCGACCGTGAAGCCCGACGCCGACTCGACGAGATCGTGTTTCAGTCGCGGCATTATTTCAATGCCTGGCTAGCAGAACACGAACTTGCCGTGAAAGATTTAAAAGACATCGAAGCGTTAGGATTTGAAGGACTGGCGGTGACGGTGCAGAAGATCCAGTTGCGGGAACGGGCGCGGCATTTTGCAGCGATGAGCCACGAACATTATGCAGTGCTGAAACTCGCTGGCGTCGAGGATCTGCCGGTGTGTGGCTGCCAATATTGCCAGTACGCTTCTGAATTAGTGAACACATCGCCAGAAGCCGCAAGGCGCTGCGAGCAAGTTGAAAGGACAACAACATGAAGAAAAAGGCGCGTGATTGTAAATGTACTGACTGCCGTGCCGCGTGCGAGCAGAAGCCGGGATGGTTTGCCTTTGGTGAAGCGGAGCTGGTGGCGAAACATCTTGAAATGTCGCTCAAGGATCTGTTCACCAAATACCTCATGGTGGACTGGTGGGTTGACGAGCCTAACGTATTTCTTCTCTCGCCAGCAATCAAAGGCTATACGCCGGGGTCGGAATTTCCAGGCAATCCACGCGGACGATGTGTGTTTTATAAAAAAGGAGAATGCTCTATCCATGCAGTCAAGCCTAAGGAATGTCGCGAAGCCTTAGGATGCGACCCCGCGACTTATGAAAACGGCTTGCACGCATCAGTAAAAGACACATGGAACAACAAGGCGGCGCAGGCACAGATCAAGGAATTACTCAATCGTGATCCCGAAGCGGAAGACTATTCAATCTTCGACATGCTGGATTCAGTAGGTGAAAAAGGGAAAGGAACAGAATGAGCCGAAAAACATTATTGACCCCTCACGAACAGTTGATGCTGACGATCGCCAACAGTTCGCCTGAACAATTGGAGCAACTCATTCGTTTTGCCAAGGCGACGTTATCGCAGAAGCGACCAAGAATTCGAAAGCCGAAGGCGGTGCAGGAGAAGGAGACAGCGTGATTAAGTCCGAGTCGATTGCCAAACTTGCGGATGCCTTAAGCAAAGCTCAGAAGGAAATGAAGAACGCGATTAAGGATTCATCCAATCCGTTTTTCAAAAGCAACTATGCGGATCTGGCGAGCGTGCGTGAGGCGTGCCAAGGACCGCTTTCGGATCACGGGTTAGCCGTCATTCAACTACCGGAAACTGACAGTGAAGGTAAGCCGTGCGTCACCAGCGTCCTTCTGCATTCCAGCGGTGAATGGATTGCCGGAACGCTCACGATGAATCCAGTAAAGGCGGATCCTCAAGGCATCGGTTCAGCCATAACCTACGCCCGCCGCTACCAACTCGCTGCGATTACGGGAATTGCTACCGAAGACGATGATGGAAACGCCGCTTCAGGGAATGCAGAGCCGAAGCGTGCGGCTGAGCCAAGGACCTTCGGCAATAAAGTTTCCGAGTCCGTTGGCTTACCTCTTGTAAAGGAACCGCCAAGCAATAGTGCTGACCTTGGCAAGGTCGCGGACTCGGGATTAATTGAGGATCTGAAAGTCTCCATCGAGTACATCACGGCCGGCCAAGCAGCGAATCTGCATAAGCAATTTCGTAAAGAAATCGAGCAATACCATCCTGAAAAAGCGCTGGAAGCGGACGACAAACTCTACGATTGGCTCAAGTCTCGAGGCTACGTGGACAAAGATGGGAAGCGAGGCTCCGCTAGCCGAATTCCCGCGTCAGGATGGTTCAAGATACGCGACGAAGCATTAGCCTACGCGAAGACCTTGAAATTGGCATGAGCGCCGTACAGCCAATCCTGGATCATTCTCAGCATTCGTACACGCTCGAAGGGAAGCCGCTGGTGTCTGTGTCGAAGGTGATTTATGCACTAATCAAGAAATCGTTTGACGGTGTAAATGAGGCGATTTTAAAGAGTGCTGCGGATCGGGGAATGCGGCTGGAAGCCTACGGTACGGAATTGCTCAAGCATGGAACCGTGACGACCGATCCAGACGAACGCCAAGATGTGTTAGACCGCCTGGAATGCTTAGAGCGATGGTGGCTCTATGCAAGACCGCAGTTAATTGATGCTCAGAGAATCGTGTGGTGCGACGTAGAACGCACGGCAGGCACGCTCGACTGGCTGTTATGGATGAATGGCAAGAAATATATCGTGGACTTGAAGGCGACGAGTCAGGCGGAAAAGACATGGATTCTACAACTCGGAGCTTATTATTCGATGCTGACCGAGTCCGTTGATGGATTGGCGATTCTGCACATCAACCCGAAATATAGCGATGGGTATATGTGGCGGGAATTCGACCCAATCAAGGCTGCAGCGTGCTGGAAACGTGCTCTCAATTGGTATCGGGTATTGCAAGAACTTAAGGCCGAGGCCGCAAGTGAACCTGAGTAAACCCATTCGGCACCGCGACGAAGCTTACCTTAAATTTATAAGAACACAGCCCTGCTGCATAACGAACGTCTCCACTCAAATCGAAGCGAACCATATCCGAGAAGACGGACATGGAGGTATGGGAACGAAGCCGGATGATTCCCGAGCTCTACCCTTTGCCGATTGGCTGCACCGGCTGTACCACACGATCGGGAAGAAAGCGTTTGCGAAGTGCTATGGGATCGACTACGAGCAGGAGATTCGGAAATACAACGCTTTATATTTGCGTGCCAAGCCGAGAGGCGAGTACAAGAAAGCCATGCGCGTGAAGTTGCATGTGTTTCATTGCGAAGCGTGTAAGCAGGACCATGAAATTCCGATCGATAAAACGCAGATGGTCGCACGGCGGTTTCAGTGTGTAGTCAAGAATCAATGGGTGACTTTCCAATGAAAGCCCGTAAATTTTCACTGGAGACGATGCCAGAGATAAGAGCGCGAAATCTTAAATTTATAAAGCATCTGCAAAAAGAGCATGGTCTTACGAAGAAGATGGTGGGTTGCAAGGAATGTCAGAAGTACGAAGCGTATCTGAAACAGGTGCGCGAGGAATTAAAAGACTATTTACATTAGTGTGTGATTAAGAATTCAGTGGGTGACTTTTAATTGAGTCTGGGAAGCACTTTCTGGGATGAGATGTCTCTTGCCTGCCCGATCAATGTAGACAAGCTCTTGAGCGGTACGGACAAAATGATTGACGTTCAACCACCACAAGACAAGACGTGGGTGATCCTTCAAGCAAGCTTTTCAATTGAGGCATCGCGCCCGGAGTTGCATATTGCCGTCTGGCTGGATTTCGCACCGTATGCCCCGTATCGCGATCCGGTTACGGGTGCAATGCTTGGCTGTCCTCGGTGCGTGGATCTAATCCAGGCGACAGCTACGCGCACATTCTTTCCAATCGTGGGAGGGTATGGGGAAGGCTTACAGGGACAGTCGATGCCGATCGTGATTAAGCATCCCAACCGGTTGAATATCGCAGTGAGCCCGAATCATGGAGGGTTGGAAACACCGCTGCAGACCTATACACGGTTATTGGTGATTGACCGCTAAGCGGTAAAGATCGTGCCGTGTTCATCGAAACGGGTGCGTGCTTCAGCGAGACTCAGCACACCTTGCCGTAGTTTTGGCAGAAATTGGAAGTGGGGTAGATCGCGGAACAATGGCCAATCGGCACCAGCTTCGGCGCCGCATTCTTTCCCGATCCTGACGACTTCTTTCCATAACGGGTCGCGCTCGTCCCATACACATTTGCCACCAATGAGCGGGACGGCATCCCAGGCCGCGCGGAAATTGTGCCACGACTGTCCGGCGCGAGCATTTGTCACGGGACGGCGGTCGGGCTGAATCGTACGCCCGATCGCGTAGAGTTGATCTTGCGCCAAATAGTCTCGATAGGTGGACGTGATGAGCAATTCAATTCCAGCCCGATGACACTTGAAGACCTGCGCGTTGCAGATGGTTGCCGCGTCCGGATCGAGGTCAGAAATGAGGCGTGAGCTAATCACAGGTTAGAAGTTGTATCCAATTACCACACGTAACGTCGGCGACGGATCGGAGTAAATCGACGTCCGCAGCTCTGCGAAAAGCCCATTACGGTTCTGCATGCCACCAACGATGCTTAGCGCCGTGTCGCTGTGAAAGTCCCCGAAGTCAATACGCTTCGCCTTGCGTTGAAAGTTTTCGTGAAGCAGGTTGATGCCGATACCAGCACCGGCGTATGGCGTCCAGCGTTCTTCCGCTTGCTTAAAGTGATACAGCAATTCCCCATTGAAGCCGAACATTGATGTGACTTCACCGTAGGCAAACTCCACGCTGGGACGGAAGGTGATGCCGGACTTGAATATCGGGCCGAGCTGCGCCTGCACGCCGACCAATATCAATTCCGGATCGAGCGCGACTCCCGTCCGTACACCAGCCTGATAGCGCTCGGCTTGACGTTCGATTCGCTGTTGGATGCTGGGTTGGCCTTGAGCGAATGCGGTAGCGGTAATGCACAAAAACAAAACGAGGCCAGAGATTAATTTCAATTGGACTCCTCTCATTGTATCGGCGCTTCCGGTTTAATCAGTGCCTCGTCCAGCGGTTTACCGACTTGATCCTTATAAGCTTGTCTGGCCAGTATCGCGATACGTCCTAAGGCTGTGGCTTCGTCGATTTTATCTGCCGCCGTGAACGATACCTGGCTTTTCGCGATCGCAATGGCGAGTTGGATGATGCTCCAAATGGCGGGATTCATGGAATACTCCTTGAACTCTGAAAGCTATCCAGTGCCGCGCTGAGAATCGCAATTGTCCGATTCATTCCTGAGGCATCCGCTGTCTGCCCGGCCTTGACCGCGTTCCGGTAAGTCAGCCACGACGTTCTAGCGACGTTGTACGAGTCGATGAGTCGCATGAGTGCGGGTTTTAAGGCCTCTGGAAGCGTCCCTGCGGTGAGTTCAACGCGGGCTTGATCGATGACGGCTTGAGCAATCAGAAGCGTGTCGTAGACCTGGCTGTCGAGCTTCGATACCGCTCCTGGGTGCAATCGCGGCATCGCGCACGATGTTAAGAGCAGTACCGCTAGGACAGCAGCGTTAATCTTGAGACGTGGCATACTCGCACCTTCTATGTTTTTTAATGAACGCGCGTAGAATTTCTTTCCACAGCGCCAGTCGGGTGAGTTCGCGATACGCAATGGATTGACCACAACGCAGACATTTCGCGCTGAGTTCGTACTTACCTAACTCGACACAGCCTTCGCGCGGATGGTAGGAACGTAGATCAACCGTAGCCCAACACCTTAACGGCAAGCCGGATGAGGACAAGCAAGAATACCCACGCCCACACGTAGATCAGGAAGCGCACTATCGAAGACCGACTGGCGCGACGACGCCGAATATCCCAAGCAGCCATACCAGTAGACAGACGAGTGCCACGACATAGATGAGTTTCTTGAAAAACTCAGCCATCGGCACAAGCCACATCACGATAGCCAGCACGATGATGACGAGGACCAAGGTAAGCGTTGTCATGAATGTCTCCAGTGAGTAGGCGAGGGACCAGTGACTCACCGATCCCCCGTGAACGGCTAGATGGTTGGCGGTTCTGTCGGAACAGGGTTTGTCGGATCGGCACCAATCGTCTTCAACCGATCGGCAACCGCGCTCAGGCCCGCTAAAGCTTCAGCTTCCTCAGCGTCGGACATTCCGCCCGCCGATAACTGATCCACTAATGCCTGAATTTTTGCCGCAATGCGGTTGGTCTCCGCATCCACAGCAGCCAAGAGATCTTTGAAATTCTGTAACGTTGCCATCATTGTCTCCATTTTCTGCTGGATGTGGTCCAGCACCGTATTGACCTGTTTGAGTTGTTTGAGTAATTGGCGAAAGAACATGCGGAATCCCTTCTGGAATCAGTATCTACGAGGCGGGAAAACTAAACTGTATTTGAGTGCACAGGGGTCATTTACCGTCGCCGGTACCAGTAGTTAGCGAGGTTTTCGGTAACTCTCCCGAGAGCTGTTGGCGTCGTTCTTCCGGCTGAACAATCAGCTTGAAGGCACCCTGCTGCAAGGCGAATTGAACGAACCAACTCCAGAGCCCCGTAGCAATACCCGCTGCCGTCAATCCGGTAATCGTCATGACGCCCGTTACCGAATCATAGGTGTACTGGATACCCACAGCCGCAATGAGCGCCATGATCGCCGCGAAAATGCGGTTCAGTACCGCAGCTTCCTTCTGCATGAACGGAAACCATGGCGTGTATTTAAAAATCTTCATCAGTGAAGAGAAGAGATACGCCAGAGCAAGCTGGCTGCCGAGCAGTCCCATTTCCATTTTGGATTTGTCCTTTTAAGGTCGGAGATATTGAGCGAGGGCTAACAGTCCCAAGAGGATAGCAACGCCCCATCCGGCAAAGTCTCGAAAATCGCGGACTCCAGTCGATTTGCCTTCGCCCATGGACTTTGCTTCCCTCAGCTCTTGAATGCTTTTACGATTGAATTCTGTTTTCTCGTCAAAATGTCTGCGGATGAGTTCCAGCTGCGCGTCGAAATCTTTTTTTAACCCCGATATTTTTTCGTCGGAATTTTTATGCAAGGTTTGAGACTCATTCCGAGGCATGAGGACTTCGGCTTGGTCTTTGAGCTGCGCCCTGAATTCATTATTTTTGATATTCAGTTCTTTCTGTTGCTCTTCCGCTTTCAGGATGGCTTTCTCCGAAGCGGTATAAATGCTCGCCTGCAATTCTTTGACGGCTTGGACGGCTGCCGTATGTTTTACATCGATGCCACTCATTAGCGCTTCCAGATGTTTTATCTTTTCGATGTAGTACAAATCTCGTTCTTTGAGCAGCACCTCAAAGTATTCTTTAAGTGAAATCTTGTCGCCGCCCGTCATCACGGATCTTGAGACGCACAGGTCACAGTAATAGGCTGAACGTTGTTCCAACGATCCGTGGAGAACAAATCAGAAAATCCATGCCGATTCGATTCTTTCTCATGCGCCACCCGTGCGTTGAGATTGGCAATGGTGTTGCTGATCTGCGGCGAACACTTGACGGATTCCGGTAGTGCCCGGTAACTCTCAATCTCAGCCATTATCATCGGGAAGGTCGCGCGCTCTTGAAGACTAATCATCAGACTGGATGCAGCAAACGTCGCACTCACGCCGATACCAATTCCCACACCGGAAAGAAACGTTCGGCCCGTTCCGACAAAAATGTCGTACCAAAGAAACGTATCGAAGAGGCGGTGCTGTTGAGACCAATGGATCAGCGACAGGACGAGATGCTTCACCGGATGATCCACAACGTCAACACGATCACTACAGGCAGCATGATGATTTCCTGCTTCGAGACCCAGCCCAAAGCGAAGCAGACCGGAACCACCACCCACCACCATCCACCGATCAGTGCACCGAGAATCCCGGCGAGATACAGGACCCCGCAGAGTAGCGACGAGCGGCCGGAAAGGGTGCTCACGGATGAGGTACCCATCGGATGAACGGCGAAGACTAAAGCGCCGAGACTGGCCGACAATGGCGCAAAGAAGCCACGCAGGATCGCGTAGACCAGACTGGCGGCTAGGATGTGCAGCGCGATATTCGTCGCGTGCCAGCCTTCCATATGCTTGTTCTTCTTGAGATCCTGCTTGCCGTGGATTCTTAGATCGCGATGGTAGGTCGCGTAAACCAAGTGGCGGTGCCGGCGCAATAGCCAATCGATCGCACGATAGAGCCTCATGGATTCATCCAGTAAAAGCCTTCACGGTCCTGAACGTTTCCCAAAATATCCCCAACCGCGTTGATGACTCCCGGATGCTCCTCGTCGAAATCGTCGCCGCACAGGATGCCGCCCGGTTTAACCAATTGACGGCCGAGTTCCAAATCCGATCGGCAGCCGTGATAATCGTGAGCGCCATCAATGTAGACGATATCGTACAAGTGGCCCGCTTCAATGAACTGCTTCAACAGCTTGGCACTGTCTCCGCGATAACTCGTATAGTCCACGCCGAGCAGTTTCATGTTGCGCGCGAAAATACCAGTTCCGTCCGGCCATAGATCCACGCAGGTTACGTGACCAAACTCCCCCCACAGCGCGGCGGATTCTCCCCGAAATGAACCAACCTCGAGAATATTCAGCCGCCGGCCCAGACGGTAAAACTCGGCACGAGCCAGCCTTTTCATGTGCGGTGCCCGATGCGACTGAAGGGCACCATAGAAATACGTTCGGCCCAGCACATGATGCCGAAACGCGCTGAGACGATTGCAGAGTTGAGCCAAACTCATAGCGGCCTCAAATGATCATCCAGGGCGTCCATGACGGAATGATCGTCGAAAGTCAGTTCAGCAGTGAGGCTCGGCCAGTACGCGACGAGACACGCAAGGCCGATAGTAATCAAGAGAATGAGGTCCATTAGAAGGGTGTGGGATCCACGACAAACCACGCATCATCGGCAGCCTTGCCGGTTCCCGTCGAGTACCACCTATAACGATAGTAGCCTTCGAGGTCTGCATCAACGTCGGCGTGATAGTGACCCACCGAATCTTTGATGATCTGGATACCCACGCCGTATTGATAATTGGTCTGCGCTTGGGTGGGATCGATGACCGAAAAGAAGACGCTGGTCGGATCAATATCCGCGTCCAGGTTATTGGTGAAGTGTCCGTAACATCGGACGACGTCGCCTTTATCGTAGTTGTTCATGCTAACGCCTTCGCGGCTTGTAACGCCAAGTCGGCCTGTTCCGCTTTTCCCTGGCTGCGCAACATATCCGACCGCAAGATTCGCAGGACACGGTTATTCGGGAATTTCAAGATAGCTTCACCGCGCGACCCAAGAAGTTTCTCGGCATCCTCAAGACGTTGGTGCTTCAGATAAATTACGCTCGCGTGCTGCGCCGCCGTTTCGCCGCAAGGCCGAGGTGCATCGAACAGGCTATGCAGTAACGGTAAGGCATCCAGTTCTTTACCGTTGATTTGAAGCTGTTGCGCGTAGTTGAACCGCACGCGCCAATGATGCGGACTTTCTTCGTAGGCCAACTTCCAGTAACCAAAGGCTGTGCTCAGCCGTCGATTCCGCAGAATCGTCCGTCCGACATAAAGAGCCGCGAGTCCCGCAACCAGAAGCGGCGCGCGTTCCGCCGACCATGCCGCGAGAGTAGCAATGCCTAACAACGCGACATAGTTCCGATGCTCGTACACGACTTCCGGCATCGAGTAGCACACGTACAGCACCGCCGGCGTCACGAGAGTCCACGCCAACCCGAGCCGCAACAGCATCGGCGCGGCCCAAAACAGGAACGCCAGATTGAGAACCAGAATAAAGGCCAGTCGCTTATTCGGCTTGATATCCGGTTCAATTTGTTGGCGCACACCGAACAGTGGACCGAGAATGAAATAGCAGAGGATCATCGAGGCCCGATCCAGCCATCCATTCTCGATCACACTCAAGCGGTCGCCACGAAAGCGGACGTGCATTCTAGTTGAGTCTCAGAATCGCTGTCGTCTTGGCCGGTGCCGGGAAGACGATCGTGAAGGTTCCCGCTGTTGACGTTTGATCGGTCGAGAAATCGAGCACCTGCACACCCTTATCATTCGCCGAGGTATCGTTGTAGATCAGCGCGCCTCTGGCTGTAATGGTGGCTGTCGTCCACACTGCATCCGTGAAGTCGCAGAGGGCGACCGCTCCCACGCCACCCGTACTCAACACCGGGGTGGATGACGTAATGACCGTACCGCCCGCGCTATAGCCCGCGCCCACCACTTCATTGGTTGTACTGTAATTCGTTGTCGAGGCATTCAGTGTGGCGGATGAGGTATAGAGCGCGATCTTGAAGACGTGCCCCGTCGTTATCGTGAAATCGTGCAGGGCTTGAAGGAGTTCTTTTTTGAAACTTTCGCAGACGGCCGCAGTAATCGCCCAATGCCGCCGGATCTTATCCCAGAAGGATTCGCGCGGCGCGAGGGCAGACGGTAAGGCAAGAACGTGATTCATGGTTTATCCTTTCGTGAAGAGTCCGCCCTTCGAGCCGATGGCGGGAACTTTTTCGACTTCGATAATGGTGTCCTGACGCACCAGTTCACCTTTATAGAAATACCGGGTGACCACCGCGTGGCCACAATCGACTTTGCTACGCTGGACTTCTTTCTCGAGCAATGAATCGTCCAATTCTCCGAGCAGTGTATTGATGAGCATCAGACCAGCTCGCTAACGAGAACTCGTGTTACGGCTTCATCGCTGATTTCTAACCGCGTCACTGATTCATCCGACAGCGTCACATTGGTAACGGCCGCATCGGAGATGACCAGTTGGTAGGTGAAACCGGTCTGGATCTGGATTCCGGTAGAGCCAAATTCCGCGGTGATGGAATTCCCGGAAAGCGTGACGATTGCGGTTCCGCTAACAAGAACCGTACCCGTCTCGACATTGATCGCAATCCCGGTAATCTGAACCGTGGCACCGAGATCAACGGTAACGGTCCCGACCTGAACCAAAACCTGCGAGCCGCTGACGGTGACATTGGCAGCACCCGAGACGGAGACGACGCCAAGTTCAGCCGATATCTCATTTCCTGAGAGCGAGACAACGGCTGTCCCGCTTTGCGTGCTCGTCCCGATCTGAACCGCGATTTCGAGTCCAGTAACATTGACCGTCGCATCGGCTTGAACGGATACCGTCCCAGCCTGGACGAGGACTTCATTGCCAATTGCGCCAACACTGACGCTGCCACCCGCGGTAACCGAGATAGTACCGAATTCAACGAGGACTTCCTGGCCAACAGCAGAAGTCTGATCGGTGCCGCTTTCGGTAACCGTGCCGATTTCCGCCGTGATTGCGGCGCCTGTAACGGCAACGCTCTGATCGACGGTGACGGTGGCTGTTCCAGATTGGACGAGGACTTCGTTACCAACAGCCGTGACATTCGCTGCACCCGACTGAGTTGTAGTGCCAGATTCAACAAGGACTTCCTGGCCCGTTGCATTGATGGACGCAAGACTTCCAGCCTGCGCCGTTCCTTGTTCGACGAGAACTTGTGCGCCAACCGCGGTAACATTGGCATCGCCACTCTCGGTAACAACGCCTTGCTCCGCATTGATCTGCGCTCCGACCGCCGATACGCCTGCGCCAGCAGTAACAGTGGCCGCGCCTTGCTCGACAAGGATCTGAGCGCCTGAAACGGTGACATTGGCATCTGCCGTAAGGGTAACGGTGCCTTGCTCGGCGGTAATTGCCTGACCGACCGCGGTGGCATTCGCATCGCCGGTCTCCGTTGCAGCGCCTTGTTCAACGAGGACTTCTTGACCGATAGCATTGATGGATACGAGGCTGCCCGCTTGAGCTGTCCCTTGCTCAACGAGGATTTGTTGACCCGTAACAGTGACGTTCGCATCGCCGCTTTCGGTAACGGATCCTTGCTGAACGAGGATCTCTGAACCACTCGCCGTGACCGTTTGACCGATATCGAGAGCGACGGTCCCTTTCTCGGTGAGAATTTCAGAACCAGAAACATTGACGGTGGCATTGGCAGTGACAGTTGGGGTGCCTTGTTCAACGAGGACTTGCGCACCGCTTGCATTAACATTGGCGTCGGCAGTAACGGTCGCGGTGCCTTGCTCGAATGTAGCGAAGTTTCCGGTTGCATTGACAGTTGCGGAAGCAGCGAGCGATACAGTGACGCTTCCCTGCTCAACGAGAATCTCAGCGCCGACGGCCGTAACATTGGCGGCTGCGGTAACGGAAGCGGAGCCGACTTCAACGAGGATCTCTGCGCCGACAGCATTGACGGTTGCATTGACCCCGCCCGCCGCAACGGTGGCTTCTTCAACCCGAGGCCGTGCGAACGTATCCGGCGGAGCAGTAACGCTGAAGTTGAGCGTCCCAATACCGGGATGATTGCCGAAACCACCGAATGGCATTTACGTCTATGAATCAACTGAAGTTAATTAAGCGCTGACACGATCATTTGATCAATACGGATGAGATTAGCCGCGTCGGAGATTGTGAAACCCACCCATAAGTCGAGAATGTTGGCGATGGTGCTGTCAAACCCTGTACCGACAACGGGTGCCGTTGCTGGTGCCATGATCATCGTATTCGTATTTGCGCCGTCCGTCTGCGCAGCGGTGACAGTAAACATTTTGCCGTTCGCTTTCGACAATCCCATCAGGTTCGCCGAAGTCGTGACACCCACAGCACGGCAGGTCAGTAAGATTTCCAGCCAGAACGGCAACAAGGTATGCGCTGTCGCGTTGAGTTGGATGTTGCCCGTATCGAACGCGGCCACGCTACCGATCTTGACCTGAAAGTTCATCAAGCCGGGAGTTGTCACGATATTGGAAATCGCGCCGCACACATCGATCTTCATCGACCGTCCGATGTACCACCAATTGGCCGGAAGGGTGATTAAGTTCGTTGCCGGGATGACGGTCTTCGCCGTTGTGTACGTGGCGAAGGATGAGCCCGCAACCGACTGAGCGACGAGTGTTTCCTGAAACGTCTGCAAGCCGCCGCCCTTGAAGTCCGGCAGCATCAAAATATCAACGCTGGGATCGAACGCCTGCATGAGCGTTCGCGCGGGCACGTTCACTGCGTTGAAACCTTCCGCCTTTAGCTTGTCAAAGACCGTGCGCAGCCGGCGTAATGTCGTCGGTCGCAGATCTTCATTACTCCATTCGGCTGCAGTGACAATGCCGTCCGGTGTCTGTTTTGTGATTTTGTGCAGACTCATGCCGTGCTCCTAAATGATTAGCGTCGATGATTGACTTGATAACCCGTATCCACAGGATTCGCACACCAGCAAATCGTGAAGGATCCGCCAGCTGCCGCGATGGACGGTATCAGCGAGACATCGCCCGTCGCGGCAGGCACACCCTGAATGTTGTGGGCGAAGGCGAAAGAAATGTCGCTGCCGATCGAGTTTCGATATTGAGCCGTTCCCGTAACGACCCAGCCTGCACCGCTCAGCGTTCCCCATGTGCTGATATTCGGAACAAGCCAGCAAGCCAGCGTGACCGTGTCGCGTGCAATCGGCGTGATCCCCGTGATCACGACGGGCGATGCTGAGGCCTCCGCTCCACCCGCAATCGCCGTATCGAGCGACCAGCGCACGGGAAGATCGGAGTCGAAGACGTGCATGATTGCGCTGACGGGTATCGTGCCGCTTTCAGCAGCAAACGCGAGCGATGGATCCGCCGCCCAGACACCGTTATAGACACACCACCACAGATGCGTCGAAACACCCGTACCATTGAGATTCAAGGTATCGTTCCACGTCTGACCACCTGTTGCAGAGAGCGTGATCGTATCGGCCGCGAGCCGATGTCCACCAATCATAACGACAAGGGCGCCCGCCTTCATGCTGGCCGGCGGTGTAACGGCTAGGGTGACGGGTTCTCCGCCCGTGCCGTTATCTGCGGGATTTGAGGCGCTCCCAAAATAGTTGATGAGCATTTATCGATGGTAGTTCAGCATGTAGCTGGTCGGTGCCGGTGGTGGCGGCCCCCCATTGCCGTTGAAGTTCCAGGAATCACACGTCTCGGCAGCATCGAGCGTGGTGCCGGTCGCCGATACCCCTGAAATATTTCCGAGGATGTCGATGACGGAAGCGCCCGCCACATTCAACTCAAACAACGCGACCGGCGTTCCATGGGCGGAGCTATATAAGTCGGACGTGCGCCAATTGTTATCGAGCGCTTCTTTATTCGCATCCGACATCGCCCCTTCCCACAAACCGATGACTGCCATCCATCCATGGAAGAAATCGCCGGTGCCCTGCCACGCCCCGATTTCAAACATCGTGAGATCGATCTGATCGGCTAACGTGGCGTCCAAGTTTTCATGCGACCAGGCCCCGCCGCTGCCGAGCTTCCAGCCGAGCCGAGGCGTGACGGTTCCCGCCCCCTTCGACAGCGCCAGCATGTACGGCGATGCCGTCGAGGTGAAGGTGCTGAATGTTTCTGTACCGGCGCTGACATCGATGACGAGTTGATTGCCTGTCTTGAACGACATCCCCAGTTCGGTGGTGCCGTTTCCAGAACCGGACAGACCATAACAGACGGCGTTGAAGTTCGTCCCGGTCGAGGCCCGCTTGCCTACCCAGCAGATCGTCCATGCGCCATCGCCAATGTCGGCGGCAGCCGTCGTGACGGTGGTGAACTTCAGACGGTCGTCAATTTCGTCAAAAGACAAACAGCCCATTCACCATGTCCTTATCGTGGATACCGAACACAGTTGAATGTTCGACTCGTCATGGTTGCAATTATGGATTTTGGCGAAGCTTCCCGGTAACGGTTGATTCGCCCCGACGGCCCCCGTTTCGATGAAGGCTTGCAGGTCGAGCATGTCCTGTGCGTTCAAGAATCGAATCTCGATCAAAATCGCAGGACTCCCACTTTTCGAAGTAATGCCGTTAATGTCTGCCGCCAATCCGTGATAGCGGGGCTTATTCGCCACCTGGGTCTGAATGTTGCCCATAATGGTGTCGCGCCGGTTAACGGTGTTGTACATCAGCAGGGCTTGCGCACAATAGACCATGTCTCGGCCGTCTTAGGGGTTCGGTCCAATCGTTCGAAACGTTTATTCCACTGTCGGCAATCCACCATTCTCAAAAATGAGATAGGTGTAATACAGTTCGCCCTTGTTGTAATCCAGATAGAAACTGCCGCTGGATGTATCAAATTTCGTGTCAACGAAATGGTGCACTTGGGTATCGGAGGCGAGACGGTTCCCCGTCCCGTATTCACCTTTTGTCCCGCGATTGAAATGCGTCTTGGCCCGCGCCAGCAATGTCGTATCGCCGCTGAGCTTATAACCCATGACCAGCAGGTTCACGAGGTCGGTCGTATAAACTGGGTTGCTCGTCCCGTAATGGACGGAGGCGCCGCTGGCATTGACTCCAAAACGATAGCCTGTGTACTGAGCCGGATTATCCAGCCCATGCGCTTGAACGAATCGCGCCATGGCCACTAAGCGTGCCCGAATGTCGGCACGGCCTGTGGTTTTGTACGCTTGCCACATACCCTCCGCGAGATTACCGATTTCAAAAGGAGAAGCAACCCGTATACCGGAGGCGTAAGTGCCGGAGCCTACCGCTGAGTCCGTCTGCCAGTCGCCCCAGAAATAGAAGCCATACTGAGAATTCCACTGGCCGCTCATCATCACTAGATTCAGGATCTTGTCGCGCAGCGCAATCCAGCGCTGGCTGCTTGTCGCTCCCGCAAGCCGGCTGACTAAATTCAAGTGCCGTCCCACGGCGCGGACGTTGTACCACATGCACGCGCCCGAGGGATAACAACCATAGGTGGAACTGGGTCCATACAGCGCCTCGACAACCGCGCCTAGATTCTGCGCCTCGGCCAGTGCCGCCGTGTCGTTGTTGTAACGGTAGAGGTCCATCAACCCCCATCCGTACATATGATCTGCGCCAAAACCGTTGAGGTCATAACAAAAGGTTTGATCAGAACTGCCCGCACACGTTCGATAACCGCTCTTGAAATAGGATGCCCAGGCGTTTGCACGCTGCAAGTAACCCTGTTGATTCGTGCGCCGGTACATATTCAGATAAGACCAAAGATCGTCGCCTTCCGTGTCACCGTGGATGTCCGGGTTGCTGACGCTGTAATTTCCGGCACTGCTGTAGCTCGGTTCCTGCGAAGTGCTCCATGTCCATCCCCAACGGGTATAGGTCGCCTTCTCATCCGCAAGCGACGGCATGGTCCCGCTCATCGGCGGTGGAGGTGGCGGGGGCGGTGCCGTGTTATTGACGGTGACCGTAATTCCAGAGACTCCGGTGTTACCCGCCGCATCCCGTCCAACGGCAGCGAGTGAATGAGTTGCGTTCATGGTCTGCGTGGTATCCCAGGACACCGAATAGGGAGCGGTCGCGTCCTCTGCTCCGAGATTGGTGCTGTCCACTTTGAATTGCACACCAACCACGCCGACATTATCGGAAGCGTTTGTTGAAATGGTAATGGTGTTAAAGACAGTGGACCCTCCAACGGGAAATGTGATGGCAACGACGGGTGCAGTCGTATCCGGTGCCGGTGGAGGCCCACCTGATGCAAGCGCGGTATTCATGTCCGACTGGATTTCAGTCGCACTGCGGGCGCGATCATAGATACGGACTTCATCGATGATTCCATCTAATCTGTCCGCATTGCCGCCGTACTGCCCGATATAGAGCAAAGACGCATTCGCGCCCGGAACAAACGTCTGTGAACCCGACGTATTCAGGACGCCATTGATATACAGCCGGATCGTTGAACCGTCCCATGTGCAGGCGAAGTGAATGAAAGCACCTGCCGTGATGGACGTTCCACTGGTCACTTGTCGCGCCGATGAGCCATTCCCAAAAATACAAAGCGGTTTATTGCTGCTGTTGATTTCCAGCGCGTAGTTATGGACCGCATCATTATTGGCATTTCCTTTGGCCATGATCCCGTGCCAGCGGTTGAGGGTATCGAACTTTACCCACGCTTCAATCGTTCCCGTCGCACCTAGGTCCAATGTTGAACTGTCAGGCGCGGACACGTAATCGTTCACGCCATCAAACGAGATGGCGTTGCCGTATTTGCCGCCCGTCGTCCATAGAGGACCATTCACGAGCGTTCCGTTGTTGGCATTCCCAGACGTGTCGGCAGTGGCAAGCCCCGCACCCTCACTGAAAGGATAGGTCGCCCGCGCCGTTGTCGGCGGCGGTGGAGGTGGAGCGGTATTGCTCACGGTGACCGTGATGGCCGTTGCTGTGGTTGGATTGCCTGCCAGATCACGCGCTACGGCAGTCAGGCTGTGATTCGCATTGGATGCTGTCGTCGTATCCCACGAGAGCGAATACGGTGAACTGGTATCTTCATTGCCGAGATTGTTCCCGTCAAGCTTGAACTGCACGCCGACAACGCCCACATTGTCCGACGCATTCGCAGAGACAGGGACAGAGCCCGATACGGTAGTCCCGTTCGCCGGTGCTGTCATGCTGACCGTTGGTGGCGTGGTGTCCGGCGGTGGGGGCGCGCCTGCATTGAGGCGCACAGTCGTTGCGTTCAAATCCACATCGTTAATCGTGACGAAGACGCCAGTGGCGGGCGAATATTGCCAGCGCCCCAGAACGCCGTGTTCCGACGTGCCCGGGCCACCGCTAAACGATGTGGACGACCATGTATTTGTATCGAGGTTGAGTTCGTAGACCGCGTTTCCCCCACTCCAGGCCACAATCCGGTCTCGGGTCGAATCGTAAGCAACGCCCGGATAGCCCGCATTGATGATCGCCGAGCCGCCGGTTGTCGATAGCGGCTGCTTGGTAAACGTGCTTCCGCCGATGTTGTAAACCCATGCCTGACCACCGCCGAGAATGACAAACTTCTTGCGGACAGGGTCAATCGCGGCCGTCATGTTGTAATCGATACTGTAGTTGCCGTTATTCGTCAGCCGAACATAGGTATTGGTGCTCGGCGTATAGGTGTACAGATCGGCCAAGTCATGGAGGAACACTTTGCCGGTATTCGGATCGTATGCCGTAACGATGCCCGGTTGGGGTTGCGGGATAGTACCCGTTGGATTTTTCGCCTCCCATTGGTTCGTGCCAAAGTTGAACAGCCATGTCCCGTCGCTAAATACTCCGATCGAGCAGGCCATTGCCCCGCCAAAGACAAACATCTTGTCCAGCGTCGGCAGGTAGGTGAGCCCGCCATAGGTATGGCGGCTATTTGGTTGCGTCCCATTCACAATGGATTCTTGACAAGGCGACGGAGATGCAAGCGGTAAGCCTGGGTCGGTAATGCGACTGAGAACGAGCGTATTCAGGTTCAGCGCATAAAGTTCATTGCCATAATAATCCGTATGGCCGCCACCCCAGATGATGAGCCGATTGCGGGTCGTATCCATGACGCCGCCGTTCCACGCATCGATGACGGTCGAGCAGAATCCGGTAAAGTCGTAGCCGCTACCGCCAAATCCGTTCGGTGGACACACATCCCGTAAATGTGTATTTGGTATTGGATACCAGCCCGTCGTTGACGGAATCTGCGCCTGCGCGGTGACCGTCAGACACACGAAGGCGAGCGCCAGCCTAATAATGTTCTTCATGATAAAGGAGACTAAATCAGGCCAGAGATAGCGACTGTCTTTGAGTGCACAAGCAGCGGTTTATTCGGGAAATGCCATCACTTCAAACTCAATTAAATTTGCCCTGAAATCGTGGCGCATGGCTTGCACCTCGACACGCTTATTCACCAGACTGATTTCGCCCGTGTCGATGTCCGGCATTTGACTGAAACTTACTTCCAAGTCATCACCTACCGAGAGGAGTTGCTTGGTGAGAACGGTCGTGAATGAGTAGACTGGCGCCTTGCTGCCAAATCGAGCCACCTGGCGTTGACACATATCGAGCAGGAAATCGAGCGTGTCGCCAAACCATGTCAAGGCTACAGGAACCGTAGAGGCATACTCCGAGCGGATGCCTTTTGATTCGATAATCAGTGGCCGTTCGCCATACAGGCCGATCGAGGTCTCATCGCGATAGACGAAATCCGTCGTGAATTCTCGGCTGATGGGGTTGTAGTCGTACCGCACCCGCACGAGGTTGACGATCTTCTCGGCGTTTCTTAAAAAATGCGGCCACTCGATGATGTCTTTATCCGTGATCGTTCCGACAATCGTGGCGTCGGCGGCATCTTGATAGAGTTTGATTCCCAATTCGCCAGAAGCACTTTCGCGAGGGTAGCCCCCGACCGTCCCGTAGATTTCTTTTTCCGCAAATGCCTTCGCGTTGATCGCTTCATCGAGACTGAATTTGTACTTCAGTCCCGCACCGAGCGTACCTTTCGCCGTGCCGAGCTCAGCATCATTCACGGTGACTAATGAACTTCCAAGGGACGCTTTTTCTTTATTTCCCTCAATGAAGTTCTTCAGGTGATCCATCGGATGCAGATCGTTCGTACCCGCGTCCGAATTGGTTCCCGTCAACTGACCCAACTCCACCATTTCTCGAACCACCTGCCCCACCGTGTGTGCAGCGGCTTGACTATTCGCCATGATGGGAGGAATCGCATAGAGGTTTGCGCCCACCCGTTGAACACTGTTGAATGCCGTCTGTGTACGGCCACGAGGAAAGACGAACTCGTTTTCAATCAACATCGAATAGGTCAGATTGATATCGGAATTCGGCTCCGCAAAGGCGTCGGTGTTGTCCACTTGAAACGTGGTATCCGTTGAGGTGATTGCCACCGCTAAACGTGTCTGCGCACCATCAAAGACCTGAACATCGTTCGCAACCGCCATGGGCGATCGTGCGGTGATTTGATAGATTCCCGCGTGCTGTTCAATCTCCGTAATCACCCCGTGAAACCGTAACCGCTTGTTCGCTTCCCATTCGAGTTCCCAGAAGCCGAGATAGAAATCAATCGTATTTCCGGCAAGTCCCGCCGTCACCGCCGCACGCACCTGTCCTGGCTCGTCCGAGACTAGGGCAAAGACGAGTGTCGAGAGCGGGAAACGCGACTGCTCAATATCGGCGCGACTTTCAAGCGTGATGGGGATCAAGCATTCCAAACCAATCGGATCGCGATTCGACGGATGCGCGCTCGAGACTTCAAACGGAATCCCGGTATAGCTTCGATCCTGATAGAGGGCCGTGCGCTCGGTATCGGATAAGGCAAACTTATAAAACCGGAGTTCGTCAATCCAGCCGTCCCAGTAATACGCCCCCGTCGTGTTCTGAACGCCCACATTGAAGGCGTAGGTGATATCGCTCAAGACGAACGATCGGGCTACGGAGTCTCGAATATTGTTGACCGATATGTAAATCATTCCGTCTTCGTCGTTGTATTGCGCTTCGAGGAAGTAATCGACTCCGGTCGAGGGTGCGCCAAAGCTATTTGCCAGAAGAATCTGCTGACTGCCTGACCCGTTATTGATAACAAAGCCGAAACGGTCGGACCCTTGATCGTAGTAGAGCAGATACGAACGTTGATCATTATTCGGCCCGTACTGCCCACAGATCGCCATGTAGGCCGTCTTTGAATCCATGTAGACCCTGGCGGTGATCGTGAACGAATGCTGATTGTGCAGCAGTGACGCTTTCGGCGTGCATGTCAGATAGCGAAGACTTGCTTTGTTGAATTGCGCAGCGGTCGAAATGTGTCCCGTGGCCTGCCCTACCGTATTGATGGACGTGAGATTGTTGAGCCCCACCGAATCGACGCGGGTCGCTCCAGTACCTTCATCGAGGGTCCAGTATGCGCTCGGACCCGCCAAGGGCTTGCTGATCACGCACTGATAAATCGGGGTCCGTGTCGTCTCGGCTAATGTCGCGGCATAGTTGGTGCTGGTGAAATGCCCCGGCGCATCGGGCAGGGCAGGAGGTGGAACCGCCCCGCTGGGCAACACCGTGGGTATCGTGACTGGCGTGCTGCCGGGAGTCGCAACGCCGCCAGGACGGATGATCGTGAATTCAGGCATCTACGCCCACGTTCCTTGACTGACGAAGCTTCCCGAGCCGACAGGAGTCAGCTTGAAATACGTGCCCGCTAGAATCGTCGGCGCGCCTCCCGGTGCTGCGGAATATTGAAAGCCTGGAATAAAGGTTCCCGCCGCATTGACGCGCAATATGCCGTGCACGAGGAGTGCAATTTGTTCCGTGGCGCTGGTGGATGCTGACTTGACGACGTTCGCCGTGGCGACTTCTTGGGCCATCTGATGCTCAAAGATATTCGCCACCGCATCGCCCTCGTTGCATTGCACCTTATACACAAAGCCAAAGAACGTGCAGGTGCCAGTATTAAAGATAAGGCTGGTCGTGTGCGATGTGGTTCCTGCGCTGCGCGATGTGCGTAAGTACCCTTCAATCAAATATGTCGTGTTTCCCGCCACCGACACGGCACCCGACGCTGGGAACCAAGGTTGCGCACTCGCCGTATTGGTTCCGGTCGCATCAGCGCTTAATATTTTGACAAGCATCGTGGACTCCTGATTGAAGACCTCAAAAAAACTCAGCGCGAAAAGAAATCGCGTCGGCGGAAAGGATGGCTTATCCCCGACAGGCACATACTGAATCGGGTAAGCGACATTCGGATCACGGATGGTTCCCGGAAAAAAGAATTGATCGCGGAAGATCGCCCCTGCGGCCATATCCGTATCTAGCGAAGACGCCAGCGTGATGAGATCCCCGACAACCGTTGAGACGGTGACGAGTTGATAATTCGGCCCATCGACTATCTTATAGACCTGCCCTACCGTGATGCCTGCCGCGTTCTCGACATAGATGGTTGTTGCTCCGGCGAGCGCATCGACAGCGGTCAGGGTATCGACCACCTTCGACGAGTCGAGGGCTAAGGACCACGGTTCCCCCCGAAAGACCCACTGCAGGAAGTTCTGCAAGGACAGCAGGGTCGATAAGGAATCCATGACTGGCCATTCGACTTGAACTTCACAGGACACATACGGCGTGCGGATAAACTCACTGACCCCGGTAATCGTTGTATTGATCGTGACCGGAGGCCGCGGCGGCGCACTGATCGCCTTCTGCGGCGAGGGTAGATCGATGGTCCGCGAGTTGTAGCTGATTCGGGGATTGGCCATCAGACCGCTAGTGCTGTGTGGTGATCAAGGCGCTATATGGCAAGCCGACACCGCTGGCATCATTGCAGTTCAGGGCAATCCAGTTCGCATTCGATTCCGTCTGCGTGATATCGATATAGTAAACGCCGTTCCCCACCTCGGCTTCGGTCGTGTCGTTCGTCGTTGCGGGTGCGCCGAAATCTTTGGAAATCGTGCAGGTGATATTCGCTGTGCTTATTCCAGTAGCATTCGCTCCTGCCGAGGTCTTAAACCAAATCCCGAGCTGTTGAGACGCGACGTTTTTGATGATCGTCGATAAGGGCTGGGCAGACGCCGGAAGGATTTCATAATTCTGCGTCGTGACGGCTTGCGTCGTGGCCGGCGTGAAGGTGATCGTATCGGTCGCTGCATTGAAGGCGGTGATCAGTCGCGACTGGCCCGAAATATTGCCGCTGACAAACCGGATGATGCTTCCCGCGAAGTAATCCGTATCCGCCTCGGTCCGGCCCGCATCGACCATCGTGGTCGTCGTGCCGCTGTCGGCGGTGCCCGTCGCGGAGGCCGTCAACACATCCACGGCCAAGTCGCCAATATGGTTGGCGTCGTAGCTGTTCGCCGCTTGAACGATGAACGCCTGACAGAAGTTCACGGACTGCACGGGCTGGCGGAAACAGACTTCCGTGCGTCCGAGGGTGTTCACGTCGGTGGCGGTCAACTCCACCGTCCATGTGCTTTTACCAACCGCCGTCACGTCGGCGTCGTGCGTCCCGCCACCTCTCGTCGTCGGCACCCATTCGCTGTAGGCCGGAATCGCCGTGTCGGCAGCCTTGGTTAAACTGATCGTGATGTTCGCGTTGCTTCCCGTATTCGTCCAGAGCAGTCCAGCGCTCGACATGGCCAGAATTTCAACCTGGGTAGCCGTCGATTGCCGTAGCGGCATTTGCGCGAATAGCGACAAGGGAAACGAGAGGAAGGCCAATAGGGCCACGATGCGGTATTTCATTGATAAAGCCTTTCTGCCATACGCGGTGCGGCCCCGGAGCCGCCCACGGGAGGTGCGGCGGAGGGTTTCAGGCTGACGCCGATCGCCGCCCAGTCGGTAACGCTATTGGTCCAGGACATGGTGACGCTCGCCGCCCCGGCTTCTTCCGACGCGCCGTTCGAGACATTGTTGACGGCCAGTCCGGCACGTTTCGTTTGTCCCGCTCCAGCCGTAAACGTGACGTTGTCCGTGCTGCACACCCCATCGACGACGACTTCGCCCACAGCCGAGGTCACGGCAATCGATGGCGCGGAGCCGGAGCCGCCGCCCGTCGTCGGTGTCCCGACCGCAGTGGACTGATTCACGTTCGAGTAGGTGATGGCAGCGGCCGACGCTTCATTCGAGTTGGTCACGGCGACGGCCACGGAATTGGTTCCGCTGGTGGGCGAGTTCAGTTGCCAAAGCTGCGTGCGGACCCCGACTTGAAAGACGCCGCCCACGCCGCCCAACTCCGTCATGGCCACGCTGTTGTAGGTCACGCTGGAAACGCTTGTTCCGCCGCCCGTCGAGGTGCAGGTCACCACGACCATCCCGCAGTTGACGGTACAGTTGTTCGTGTGACTGAACGAGAAGTCGTCGGTGCCGTTTCCCGTGGAGTTGTTGTCGAACACGGGTGTATCTGCGAACAACGGACACGCACAGAGAAGAAGGATCAATACGAGTTTCACTTGCCCAGCCGCCCTTTCATCACAAACGGGCCGGTCGTGGCCGTACTGCCCGATGAACTGAATTGGATACACATCGACCGTGTTGCGGGAATGTAGGTCGTCCACGAGTAGGAATTGGCTGAAGCCGCCACGGTCGTAATCGGCGTGTAGGTTGTGCCGCAGGTGCTCGAGGTCCCGTTGGCGGTATAGGACAACGTCATGGCCCCGCTCCCGCCCTGCCAGCCGATCGATAGACCGTATTTTGTTGCCTGAACGGTTCCCGTCAAGCTCGTCGGGAAAATCTCGACAGCACCCCCGCCGCATTGCCCCGGCGCATCGCCGAAGATGGCCCCAATCGCCGCGTCCACACTGACGGACGTCAATCCCGCATCCGTCATCGCATCGATGATCCGTTGATTCATCGGCCACGGCCACAAAGGAGTCGCCGTGAGCGTGCCGTTTTGATACCGATAGCAGATCGTCGCGCCAGTCGTTCCGTCGTTGATGTAGAGCGAGTTTCCACCACTGTAGATACCCGTTACGGACGAGGCCGAATCGACATTCGTCTGGGTCCAGTGTGCGGAAATCGAATCCCCGGTTCCACCGATCAGCGAAGCGTTCGTGATGGATAGGTCCGGCGCCGCACAGTCGGACCCGCCCGTTTCGGCCGTTTTGCAGTTTTGCAGTTGAACGGCTTGCTTCGTCTGACCGGCTGGGACAACAACCGCCAAATCGGTGAAGTGGAAATCGCCGATTTTGGACAGCCCGACAAACAAGGTCGAGCAATAACTTTCCCCTGTCGGGAGATAGGCAATAGTTCCGTACATCTCCACGTTGACTTTTCGGATCGCCTCACCCGTGCCGCCGTCGTCCGTGTAGCGGTGCGAGATCATGCCTTCACACTGCGACGTATTCGCCCCGGGCTGCTGGTTCTGAGTGAGTATTAGATTGTCGGCAACAAGGTTTTTCGCATCGTAGCTGGGGAAGAAGGTCGATTTGGGATTCGAGTTCGTCGAGTATGAATACTGCATGAAACCCCGCCGGAGGTTCAGCGTTCCCGACCCGTTGTAATACTGAAGCGCTTCCCGCCCGGTGCCGAAGCTCGCGAAATCTTCAAACAGATTCCCCGTCGCCCCATTGCGCACACTGACCGTGACGTAGTTCCCGCTGGAATTCCCGTTGTAGAAGATGACGCGTTGAAACGTGTTGTTGTCTGCGCCCGTCGTCAGGACAGCGACTTCTTCATTCGAGCGTTTGAAATTGATTCCCGTGATGACCCAGTAATCGCAGTTCGTGAAAAAGAGCGGCTGCCGCGCATCCTGACCGTCAATCGTCGCCTCCCCATCGTTGATCGCTTCCACCGTGATCGGATTTCCTGAGGTTCCATTCACCCCGGAGCACGAGAGCATTTGAGTCGCGCCTTGGTACACGCCGTCTTGCAAGCGGATGGTGTCGCCGGCGACAACGGGCTTCGCGTAGGCTGTCGCAATCGTGCAGGGCAGCGGACTGGAACAGGTGGAACCAAATCCAGAAGGCGAGACGTAATACACCGCAGCCCAGGCGGGCGTAGCGAACAGCAACAAGAAGATGAGAAAGGCCAAGAGTTTCATATGCGAATCACTATTACTGAAGAAAACGGAGCAGGTTGTCTTTGAGTGCACAGGGCATCATTTTCGAATCACGGTGACCATGGCAGGAAGGCTTCGATTACCCGCAGCGTCATAGGCGAATACCGTCAACACATAGGTGCCTATGGGAATAGCGGCAGCTTGCCAGCGCAAAAACGTTGTCGCTCGGGGTAACTGTGTTTCCCCGTTGACGACAATGGGATTCGGATACCCCGCGCGAAAGAGTTCCACACGCACGACCGCGACGTTATCCCGCGCCGCAACTCGTACTGTCACATCATTCGAAATAAAGCTCGCATTGTTGGGTGTCGCCCATGTGATTGTCGGCGCGATGGTGTCGCCGGATGTTTGAGCGATAGCAGGCAACGTTGGTGAGATCACGGTGATTTGACCGGGGTACGGCAGGATGAACAGAATCAATGCCCATCGCTTCATCGGCGTACCTCGGTCGCCAATAACCTGGACCCGCCCGACTGTGCGGCCCGATTCTGCGCCCGGCCGATTTTCGTTCCATCAATCGTGATCGTGTGCCCTGCTTCAACTGCGCTGATGAGGCGCCGCAGCAGTGCCTCTACTTGGCTTCCCTTCTGATCTGCCGGCGTTACCGCCTCACCCTTCTCGAGGTGGAACAGTCCGGTGTACGGGACGTAATCCGTTCCCATCTGAAACTTCGGGATTCCATTCCAGAACATTCCACCGAAGATATCGCCCGTCCCGCCTTCGTATCCTCCAGGAAAAGACGTGGCGGCGGGTATTGTAGGTAACTCCGGTGTCGGCGGCACTGCGGCTACTTCCGGCAGTTTGATTTCTGGCGGCTTGATTTCCGCTGGAGTCATAAGCGCCGACTTCAATGTGGCGATGAGATCTTTAATACTCTCGTTCGCATCCTTAGCGGCCGGGAATAGCAGTTCCAATTGCTCGCGTTCTTCAATGAGCTTTCCGACTCGTCCCTCAAGGGAAAGGATCGTATCGTTGATCTTCTCCCATTCACTTCGACGCGAAATCCCTAGCGCCTTGGCGAGAGCTTCCGTAGCTTCCTTGTCGTTGTTGAGTTCGACCAGGTGCGCTTTGGTTGCGCCTATCGCGCCCTTCAGCCAAGCGATGCGCGCCCGCGTTTCTTCTTTCTGCTTTTCGATCGACTCTTGCGCCGTTACGGACGCATTTGCCCAAGCTTCGGAGGCCTGCCGCTGCAGCCCGATGACTTCAGGCAAGCGGGTCTTTAATGTTTCAAGTTCAGTAAGCCGCGCCGCTTGTTGTTGTGCGCGAATCGCCGCGTCGAAATCGTCGAGTTCTTTCTGGGCTTTCGTGACGGCTGAGGCATTGCCGCCCAACTCGCCAATCGTCGTGGCTACCGCGGTAAAGGCATGGCCACCCTTCGTGATTCCCGCGAAGGTTTTAACCAGCGTCTCGGTGACCGCACCGACGGCTTTCGCATTCTTGACCGCCTCAACCAACTTCTCGCGCTCGATATCCTGAGTGATATCTTGAATGCGCTTCTCAATCGAGACCCGCTCGTTGGTCAGCTTTTCATAATTCGCCGCCGACTCGCGTACCGCATCGTCGTAGACCTTCTGCCAGTGCGCGGCATCATCTAACGTCTTCGTCAGATCGTCGAGTTCCCGCGACCAGTCCTCGATATTCTTCGTAGCCTCTGCAATGCCCGCGTCCAGAATGTCGAGTTTCTGAATAATCGCGGACGATAGTTGCTCAAAGACGCTCTCGAGTTCGTTATCAATCTCACCGATGCGTTCGATGGCTCTGATGAGGTCATAGATTCCCGCAATGCCAGCCGGAATCTCCATGTGTAACGCCTTCATCGAATCGACCATCGAGAGAATATCGCCGCCCAAGAACTTCACGATGGCTGAGGCTTCAACGCCCGCGCCCTGTAATGTGGCGATGGCGTTATTCAACGCTTCACTATCCTGCGCCGCATCCGTTACGCGCGACATAAAGCCCGTCGCTTTCGCCAAGCCGTAAATCGCTTTCGTGGCATCAGGGATTTCTTGATGCAAGGCCATCATGGCATCCACCATCGTCAACACATCGCCGCCAAGGAATTTCACAATGACGGACGCATCGACTCCCGCCGCCCGCAGATTGGAAATTGCTTCATTCAGCGCTTCGCTATCTTTCGCCGCATCGCCAACCTTCGCCATGAACTCCTGAACCTTGGCCATCCGTTCCAATTCGATTGCTGCTTTATCGAGTCCGTCCAGCCACTCACGCCACGTCTTCATGAACGGTGTCATGGTGGCCAGCGCTTGCGCACCGATCGTGCTGTTCGCCTTCGCGGCTTCCGCCTGGAAGTCTTTCCACATCTTCTCTAACGAGAAACGCGACTGCTTCACTTGATCCGCCGTGAGAGAGCCCATTTGCTGCGCTTCGGAAAGACTCTCGAATAAACTGTCAACCGACTTTGCGAAGGGATTCTGAATCTTCTGCACAAATTCATTCGCCAATTTATGCAGACCGTTGAGTAGAACAATGACGGCGCCGACACCGCCAGTGAGGGCGATGGTCAAGGCCTTGTGCTCGCGCGCGAAATTGCCGATGAGCTTGTTCAGGACAACAAATCCGGCAACCGCTGCACCGATTTCGGGAAGATGTTGCACGGCTGTGGTGGCAACCTTCGATGCGGTTCCTTTAAGACCCGTTAATGGAGCACCCTCCTTGTTGAGGCCCCCAAAAAAACCCTTCAAGGGATTTCCTTCTTTATCGACACCCTTCATGAGGGATGACAGTCTGTCCTTCATGTTAGAGAGCCATTCCCCGAATTGCTTCGCAAAGGGATCTAAAAAGCTGTGGAGCATGATGCTCAAGAACGTATCCGCTATTGCCGCGACCGCAGACTTACCCAGATTCTTGAAGGCTTCCCAGAAGCTCTGCCCATGCGCAATCATCGAAGTGAACATGCGCGAAATGTCGTCGATGAAGTGATCAATGACCGCCTGCCCTTGAGCTTGAAATTGCTTAGCTGCGGCTAGGCGCTCGGCATCACCTTTAGCCCGTGCGGCCGCAAGCGCCGCTGCATCTGCCGCATCTTTATCCTTCATCGCCTGAATGCCCTTTAAAGCATTAGCTAGGACTTCAGCATCGGTCAGAAGCGGGTCGAGCGTTGTTCCTAGCGCGCCCTGAATGGCTGTCACTTTCGGTCCAAGTGCAAGAAGCACTCTACTTAAGTCAGCAAATCGCGCAATAGGTGCCTCAAAAACACCCTCAGCGCCACGAAGGAAATTAGTTAATCTCGCGGCAGCGTCAGCAGCTTTGGCTAGAGCCTCCGCATATTTTTCTGCTCCCTTCCGCGCTGTTTCTTGCTGTGAGTTGATTTCGCTAAGTAGGCCCGATACTTCCCGTCTAGCCTTGGCTTCATCCCGAGCTTTAGCCGCCGCCATATCCGCGGCGCCTAATTTCTGCATGGCTTTTTCTAACTTATCAACTTCCCCTTGAGCCACCTTCATCTGCTCGGTCAATTCCGACATGCTCACTCGGCTTGTCAGAATATTCGCTGCCATCGCTCCTAGCGCAGCTACACCACCGAGCGCCTTAGATGTTTCTTCTAACTTCGTGCGCGCATTGATCTCTTCCTGGATACCGTTGATGATGTCTAACTGACGGGCTTTTTCTGTTTCTAATAGATCGATCTGACGTTTCGTGGACTCGACTCCGGAAATGCGTCCCGCTGCTTCGTCCAACTTGATGTAGGCCGCCTCAGCATCACGCAGGATCTCAACAAGTTGTCTGTTCAACTCGAGTTGGTGGTCATAGGCTTTCTTCGCTGTGTCGTCCCATCCCGTAACCGCGCTTTCCAGTTTTTTATAAATGGCGGGCAGTTGCTCTAAAACCTGAATCATTCCAATGACAGCAACGGCGCTAAACGCCCCGGCTAATATCGGGCCAATGCTTTCGGATTCCGCCAGAAATCGCGTCACCGATCGCGGCAAATGAACGCCCAGCATTTGCTCTAATCCAGAAGCAGCAGCATGGGCATCGCCGAACGAGTGCGTTATTTTTGCCGTGCTGCTCTCAACGGCAGCACCCAGTTGAGAGAAATCATCGCCGAACTCAGAGAGAGGATCGCCGAGAGTAGAAAACTCATCTGTGCTTCTAACGAACGCGCGGACGGATCTGTCAGCAGCATCGAATTTAGCGTCGAGTCTTTTCGTCGCCTCCTCAACTTCATTGAGCCATCGGACTTGATCTTTAGCGGCAGTACTGGCGTTGCGGAAGGAGTTCGACATCGACTCGCCTGTCTTCTTCGCCTCAACGCCTGCCGATTTGAGAGGATCCGCCAGCGGTTTCAGATCATTCTCTAGACTCTTCGCGTCCCGTTGGATTCGCTGTAAACCCGCGCTCCACTGATCCGTCGATAGGCTTATCGGGACCGCTAAACTCTTCAGAACTGCGTCAGCCATTTATGCCGTCACCCGATCGATAATGTCCTGCATCTTCTCTTGAATCGCCTGAGTCATCCGGTCCACGTTGGCGTCAAACGCCGGTGCCATGAAGGGATGCGCCGGCATTACTCCTGATGAGCTTCCCTTACGTCCCTTTTTGTAGAACCGTTCCCTCGTGCCCTTCTCCACAAACAGTGCGTGAAAATCTTTCGCATCCGGCCCGACATCCACTGTCACTCTATGAATGCCGTTGTCTTTGCTGGATACTCTCTTCTTGATACGGTCTGCCATATGGCTACCGTCTTTACTGCGCGGCGCTATGGCTCGGGCCGCATCCACGAGAATATCGGCAGCAGCGTCCGCAACTTCAATGAGTCCTTTACGTTGCAGACTCGCGTCGAGTTCCTGCAATTGCGCTTCGAACTCAGACCAGCCGATTAATCGAAAAGTCGCCATATTAAGCGTATGCTCTGCACATGAGACAAATGTTCATCACTGCTGGTGGGGTTGCTCTTGGATTCTTGATCGTCCTGCTACTGCTCAATATCAGTCACGTCACCGATAAGATTGTGGGCTGGGATGACGAGGCGAAAGCGGCATACGCTCATCAATTAGATCTCAATCGACAATACGTCGAACTAGCACGGCAAGCCGAAGCACGTCGCTATGATGCAGCTCGCCGCATTGCCGAACGTAATAGACAGCCCCTGTGTGAACTGGATAACACCTGCGAGCCTTAACTCGGCTTCGCTTCTGGATTCCCTTGTGCTTCCTGAAATCCCTGGAACAATTTCATCATTTGAAATTGCTCCTCGCGGGTTTGCGGCTTCGGTGGCGGTGCATCCCACTTCGGCATGACGTCTGCGGGACTCCACATCTTGTCACTCTTCTTCGTGCGATTGAGATTGAGCATCAACGACATCACTTGTGCGAATTGAAAATCCCGTCGCCGATCCCCAAAGGGTTCGATGGACTCGTAAACCATCCACTCAAACAATTCATAGGCAGGCATCGCATCGATTTCACGCAACGACTTTCCAAGGTAGCCAGCTAGACGGAAACGGAATCGGTACTCTGGCTGGCTACGGATTTTTTTGCGGCTTCATCAATCGCCTCCTTGCTGAAGCCGTTGAGCAAACCAATCTCATCACTGATCTGCTTTCGTACGGCGATGCTCATTTCCTTGAGTTCCGCCATATCTTCGTCGGTGGTATAGATCCGTTGCAGATCTTTATCCACAATCGACAACGCCATCAGCGTGACGGTCTTGCTTCGATCTTCGTCACTGAGACCATCCAATTGACTTGCGGATAACGCCCGGATCTTGACGGTATCTTCGATCTCATCGATGTAGATGTCTTTTGTTTTTCGTTTCGCCGCCCAATTAATACGGCCGGTTCCGTTACCGTTATTGCTCATTTCCCTCTTCCTATCGTGTTAAAATACAAGCGGCCCGACAGTGAGTTGTCACCTCGCTGCGGGCCTAACCACATAGTCACTAACAAGGAGTGATCCACATGGCTAATCTGGAATCTAGCAAACACCCGCATAACTTCAAAGATATAGCCGGAGAACGTTTCGGTAAAATCACGGCAATTAACTACATTGGCAAGCGGCATTGGCAATGCGAGTGCGATTGCGGCACCACGTTGTCTATACGCATCGATCATCTTATTAGAGCAGAGACTCTGTCGTGTGGTTGCCTCAGAGCACATCAGGATTTGACCGGGCAGACATTTGGTGAATGGACAGCATTAGAGTGTGTTGGTAACAACGCACACGGGTCACCATTGTATAAATGTCTCTGTAGTTGCGGAACACTAATGGAACATCAAAGTTCTAATTTGCTGTCAGGCTCGACGCGATCGTGCGGATGCATCGAGCGAACAACCAACTATATTGGTCGTCGATTTGGCCGTCTTGAAGTATTGCTAAGAATTCCTAGCAACCATAAACACAGGAAGCCTGCAGAGTTTGTGTGTGCCTGCGATTGCGGCAATCATATCAGGGCATTCGTCAGTAATATTACTGCTGGCCGTACCCAATCATGCGGATGTCTTGCGCGAGAAAGTGTTAGCAATTCTATTAGTCGTTATACAACTACGCACGGGAAGTCGCGGACGCGAATATATTCGATCTATCAAGGAATGATGCAGAGATGCCATAACCCGAATGCATCCAATTACGATCGGTATGGAGGGCGCGGTATCGAGGTCTGCGCCGCATGGCGCGAATCCTTTGAGCAGTTTTATCTCGATATGGGAGACCCACCGTCGCCAACATATTCGCTTGATCGATATCCAAACCCCTCAGGACCTTACTGCAAAACTAATTGCCGATGGGCCACTCCAAAGCAACAATCACGAAATAGGGAAGTGTCTAGGATGATCACCTTTCAGAGTCAAACTCTATGTGTATCGGAGTGGTCTGAACTGACAGGCATCAGATCAAGCACGCTGATAAACCGCATTGATGCTGGATGGGATGTCGTAGATACCCTAACGGTGCCGAGTCGTGGAAGGCGACAGTTCATGAACAAATCATGAACTGTCGCCAATATCACCAGAACCAGAACTCTAACGCTAGTTCTAGTTCGGGCCAGAAATCGCGCCAGAAATTTTTAGGGTAAAAGTTACCTTATACGCTTCGTTCGGAGTTAAGGGCCCCACAGTCCATCCGATCACGAGTGCAGAGAACGAGAACGTTAAACTCGAACCACCTGTAGGCATAACCATTCGGAAGTTAGCCACAGTTCCAGCCGCGACTTTAAAATACGCCGTCTGTTGCTGGACGTTCGTCGGCAAATAATTACAGACGATGTCCATTTCGAGGCCGTCCGGGAGGCCCCCTATGTACTCCTTAGCCGTTGATAACATGTGAGTTACCTCGACTAAGTCGTTCCGTTGCCCGATTGCCCCGATGCTCGTGACTTCACCGATCGTCGTGAAGACTTCTGGTGAAGCCGCGTTGCCTATTTTGAGTAGGGTTTGCGACCCTAAAAAGGCTGACGTTGCCATGGATAAACCTCCGAAAGGATTTGTTTGAAAATCCCAAGGAGGTCAGGAGCAACGACGAGACGACGCGAAGTCGCGAGGCCGTTCAACGAACTTGGTAGGAACCTGTTAACTGTTAGTGAGCCATTCTTCCCACGCTTTGATAATCCCTTTCACTAAGCGGATTAATTGCTCGTGGAGTTTGCGTGTGACGGGAGTCACGGAGATGCATTATTCCGGCCGCGCGACGATAGGGATTCCATCGATGAATTCGCGTTCGGTGCTTTGGATGGTCGTGACTTCGACCATCATCGAAAAATCGCACGAAATCCGGAGATCAATATTCTTTGGATCACGGATGGCGCTCGCAATATTCCAGATCGCATCTTCCCAGATGATTCGATGCGAGGCCGGCGTGATTCCCGATCGGTAAGGAATCGTGAACTGCACCACCGTTTCACTTTGCCGTAGCGGCTCGGCCCATTCCGTGAATCCACCATCGACGGCAAGCGGGCTCCAGGTTGTCTGGATGCCACCATTCGGCAGATTGGTTAAGACTCGTCCCTGGAACGTAATAAGATCCGTGCGGCGGCCGGCGTTCAATCTCAGTAACCCTTGAACATGCGGACCAATGCCATACCTGCAGATGCGCACACGGCAGAAGCGCATACGGCGACCAGGACCGCATTGCCGACGTAGAACCAATAACCGAAGAGCGCCATATTCAACAATAAAGTAAGAATCGCTAATATCTTCACGGCGTAAACCCTGTCGGCAATCCACCCGTCCAGCGATGCCACTCTTGATGCTCGCGATTTAGAACATCGCGTTTCGAGACGTTATCCGAATGACTTCGCGCGACCATCGTGAAGCCTGCATCTGTCGTGATGACTTCGTTAGCGTTTCGCGCCGCCCTGGCAAACATATTGTCTTCGCCGACGTTCAATTCACCGAGCGCCACATGAATCGGGTCCGGTACGAATTGACATCCACTCCAGAACAATTTCCGATACATGAGACTCGTTCCCATCGGAAACCCCTGAAGGCCTTTGAAATACCAAAGGCCGCGTTCCGCATCGTGGAAAATCATCGAATGGTATCCGGTGACGGATTTGTGATGTTCTTCGAGGAGCGCGACTTGGTCTTGAAATCTATTCGGTGCGCTGTAGTCGTCACTATCGACATGACAAATGATTTCACCCGTCGCCAATCGCACCGCCATGTTGCGTTTAGCGGCTATCGACATTCTCTCTTTTAAGAGAATGTGCGCCACGTTGGGATACTTCGGCGGTATTGGAAAGGATGGATTGTCCTCGTCATCCAGAATGATCAAATCTTTGTGTTCGTAGGTCTGCGCGAGAAAACACTTCAAGGCTTGATTCGCCCAGACGCGCCTTCCGCGCGTCGGCATGATCGCCGTTACGTTAAGCACGGCGTTGCGACCTCACGCATCGATCGATCCATCGGGATGTGATACTTCTCACACAGCTCAATAGCAGCCGGTTCCCATAGTCCTCTCGAAATGGCGCTGCACAGATAGTCCAGCGGCAACGGTCGTATATCGGCCTTGAATGCTAGGACCGGCTCCGGTAGTTGATAGCTATACACGGTGCCGTTGGTTTCAAAGTCGCTCGGTTCTCCGTGGTCGTGGCATTTGCTCACAATCTTATAGAGATAGCTCGGCTTCCATAGACTGGCCTGACAACTTACCCTGTACCGTTCGCCATTCGGGACGACTTGAAAGTACGGATCGCCGTAACGTTCCACTCCACCGGGACACGGATAGAGTCGAACGCAACCCGCGTCATACGTGTACATTTCCTTCAGTCCGTGAATCACGAGGTCGTTCTGAACTGGCACTGTCAGGAAGAAATCGTCCTGAAGGAGGAGTATCGTCTCTTCCGCTTCCTTCGCATATCCCGCGAGAATCTGACACCATGTCTTTCGTCCACCTTGATACACGTCGGCACCGTAGCTATCACCGCACCATTCATCCGTTACGATCGTCACTTCCGGATGCGTCGGCCAAAACTTATCGAGCAGATAGAAGAACGGTAAAAGCGCATCCCGATAGGCCCAGCAGGTGGCGACAGCAAGTTTCATGCTAAAATAAGCGAACCCGCTAAGGAGCTGCTAACTCCGGCAATAACATACTTGGCTGACAGCCCCAGAGTACGTAAGAATAGACGGTCGTGGCCTCCCCAGATCACAGCTTTATTCTTAAACTCGACAGGGCGCAGTATCACTTGAAGCAATTGCGGTCGGAGATCACCAATTGGGTCCAATCCGAAAGTAAAGCGACGTTTCGACTCCAGCCAATTCAAGACCCCAGTCACTATATCGAATACAGAATCAGCATTGGAGTCCAACCACCTGACGACCCGTTCTCGTTGATCATCGGGGATATACTTCATAATCTGCGTGGCTCTCTCGATCACATTAACTTCGCACTGATTGAAGCCCATCATCGAAAGATCGGGTCGGCAATTAGCGATGAGATCGCAAAGAGCTCCCAATTCCCGATCGTCGTCAAGAGCGACCCCAACACGAAAGACGGATTCCCCAAGAGTCAAGAACGGAGAATCGATGGAATGGACCCAGCGGCCAAGACACTGATCAAGAGTTTGCAGCCGCACCACGACCCATTCCCACTCAAAACACACCTTGGGCTTTTGGCCGAATTGTCCAATGCGGATAAGCACAGGGTCTTGCATACCAGCGGCGCTACCGTTGACACGTTCGATGTACCCGAGCTTCACCCATTCTTGCAGCAACAGAACACGTACTTCGGCGGTCGGATGATAACGACAGACACAGTAATTGCCGAACTCCGGCCATTTTCCTTTTGGATCGATCACCCTGAAATGGCAATGTTGATCAGACCACTGATGAGTATTGCGTTCGCCAGTGGCGTGGCCAAAGATGAATTGGTTGTCAAAACCCTTGCGGGAATTCATTCCTATATCCGAGTTCATTTATTGCCACAGTTCGTCAGTAGCGGCCTATTTCCGTGACCGTGCTACTATGAACCATTAGGAAAGGAAGCGCATGGGTAGCACGAAACATCGTGAAATGATCGAAGGCCCGGAAGCATTCAAGCGTTTGCGCGATGCCATGAAAGCCGTTCTGACTGTGCCAAAATCGGCACTACCGAAACGAAAGAAACAAACGAAGCGGAAGCCGCGTTAAGACTTCCGCTTTCCTCGTTTCTGTCGCCTCTTCTCAGTTTTAGTTAGATACCGAACTAGCATCCTCCAGTTTTCCCGTGAGCAATTTATATGTGAGTCGCTTGTCTACTGCACCTTGCATTGCAGCCAAGAACCTGTCTTGGTCGTTTCCAAAGCGCTCGTTGAAGCGGAAAGCCTGTTCGTCCAGATAGCGAAACATATGAAACGGCTCCACGCTAACGTATGTGCCCTTGATGCCGCGCTTCAAGAGTGACCAGAAGTTTTCAATTCCATTGGTGTGAACCGCGCCATCAACGTAAGACTCCGCGTGCCGAACGAACGCATGGTTGAAACCTTCGGAACCAATCGCGTGATATGCGCCGTGTTCGTCGGTGTAGAGGTTTGTTCCTTGCTCAACCGTTTCGCGAATGATGGCGCGGGCTTCTTTGGTGTTCCACTGATTCGGTAGAACCTGAGCTTTGACGCGAGACTTTCCATTCTTGCCGCGTTCCAATAAACCGAACACGGCAGTCTTACCAGCATAGCCAGTGCGCCCCTGGATCTTGCGGGCCCTAACATCTTTGTGCATGTTGCGTGCGAGTCCGCCGATATACGTTTCATCGGCTTCGACTTCCGTTCCTTCGCCGCCCATCTTTTCGAATGATCCAGCGTGAAGCGCAAATCGAATGCGATGGTCCATGAACCATGCGGTTTTCTGTGTGACTTTCAAATCGCGCGCAATCTCGTAGGACGAGACGCCGTTTTTGCAGTTCACCACAAGCCACATTGCGATAATCCATTTATCCAGGCTGATTGGTGAGTCTTCAAAAATCGTTCCGACCTTCAATGAGAATTTCGCGAGCGGATGTTTTTCGAAGCATTTGAACACGCGAGCATTTGGCAAATACTTCACGTTGTCAGAGCCGCAATGCGGGCACTTCACGACGCCATCAGGCCAACGAAGCGATATCATGAAGTCGTGGCAATGCTGATAGTCCGCGAAGTAAATGACGGCTTCTTGTAAGGTCTGCGGCAAAGAGTTCTTATCCATATAAAGAACTATATGTTACAAAGGGTATGTCAGTCAAGTATATTATTGCCCTAACTCCTTGACGGGTTCTGACCACAAACGGAGGAATCCCGCTCATGGCTAAAAAGAAATCTAACAAAGATGTCCAACCGCCGCGAGGCGTGATAAACCTTACCCACGAATACAACAGGCCGGACCTAACTGACTGGGCCTTGACCTCGCTAGATGAAGCCATAGGTGGACTAAAACAACTTATTACCCGCGCGGCGGAAGAGGCGCTCGTATTAGCCCTAAAGGATGAGAATACGCGCATAGACTGGCCAGCCATATGGGGCGATGGCGACGGACGGAAAAAGACCGAGCCAGTTGATCCGCTCACAATCTATCTCAGTATTGCACTTGGCGACATTGACGATCGAGATCCAGAGTACTCGTTCAACCTACGCGCTGCGCTCGAAGACGACATCGCGCAGTGTCGAGAGGACGGTTCGTTTAGCGATGGCTTATCTAGCATTATGAATGCACTCCGTAAGCTGGCCGATGACATCGAATCAGCGTTGCCTCATGAATCACCGTCATTAAGCGCATCGTAGATAAGAATCCATATTGCTGAGCAGTCCCACTAATCCATTCATCGATGCTTCAAAGGGTGGTAGGCCCACATAGAAGCCGCGATCGTGAATCGCGTTCGCACCGGGCAGGGCATCTGCGGCCATCGCGGCATACTTCCAAAACGCTGGATGTCTCATAAGGTTTCCGCCCACGATCGGCCGGGTATCGACTCCGTACTGTTTCAAATATCGCGCCGCATCGCTTCGCGTGTACGGCATCTTGTCTTTAATCACGAATGGCAGACCAAACCACGCAGGCGTGGCTTTGTAGCTCGTCGGCATCAAGGCTTCTACGGTGTGCTCGTTCGTTGTTCGAAACTGATTCGCAATTGCCGTCGCATTCGTCTCGCGCCATCGGTTCATGGTGTCGAGTTTCTCGAGCTGCACCTGCCCCATAGCGCCTTGCAGTTCGGTAGGCCGGAAGTTAAAACCCATCGCAAGGAATAAATAATGCGGATCATCCACGCAACCATACCGCGTCAGGCACTCCACATCATTCAGCCGATAGCGCATATCGCGAGCCCAACCATGAGCGCGCATCAATCGGCAACCTTCCGCAAACTCCGCGCTCTCTGTCGTGATCATGCCGCCTTCCATCGTCGAAATGTGATGAGACGCGAAGAATGAGAAGGCGCTTGCTACTCCGAACGTTCCGACCTTGTGACCATCGAACTCCGCACCGAGGGCTTCGCAGCAGTCCTCAAAGATCAATAGCTTGTGGCGCTCGGCCAGTTCTTGAATCGCATCCATCTCGCAGGGATTGCCCATCAGGTGGACGAGGAAGATCGCTTTCGTCTTTGGTGTAATCGCCGCTTCGAGAATCGCCGGCGAGGTATTCAGCGTGGCGACTTCGACGTCAACGAACCTCACCGAGAATCCCGCCTCGATTGCCGCCCATGCCTGTGTCGGCCAAGTAACGGCCGGCATCAGGATCTCATCGCCGCGCTGGAGCATTCCCAGTTCGCGTGAAACCAGCATCATGACGAGGTCCGCGCTCGATCCGGAGTTCACCATCACGGCCCGTTGAGATCCAAGATAGTCGCCGAATTGCCTCTCGAAGTCCTCGACCTTCGTCCACATCGTCGTCATGCGATCGCAGAGACAATCCAGCGCCGCTAAGATTTCATCCGCCGTCCAAGTGACATAGCCGAGAGGGTAGGGATAGGTTGGTGCCGGTGCTTGAGCGAGACGTTCTTCAATCATCTCTCGCAGTGCTACGGGATGCGCTTGAGCGTAGATCAATGTATGATTCTCTTTAAAGCTAGCGACCAGAGCGCCGTATGTAAGGAAAGCGGAGGTCGTGAACTGCGAATCCGTTTCGGATAAGTCAAGCGTAGCTCAGCGTTCACCGCTTGACGCCCAAGTGGACGTGCAGCCCAACGCTGTCCCAGTGGCTAACCTTGATGGAGCGGCTAGCTTTCACAGGTTCTTCATAGCTATGGATAGACGTGGATTTCTTCAGAGAGCGATGGCAGTGGCCGCGTCCCTTGCCGTAGATCCCGAACAACTGCTCTGGCGCCCAGAAGCGAAAACCATTTTTATTCCGAAGGTCGTGTCCGTCGCTCAATACAGCCATGATGTCCAATTACAGCTGTTCATAAACGGGCAATGGAAGAACGTTGGCACACACGTATCGTTCGTCAACGGATCATATACCTGGCAGCTACCATCTCTCGACGGTCCCACCCAGGTAATCATTGGCTCAATATCCTATAAATCATAAAAACGCCTCAATCCCAGGAACGCCGACACAAAGATTCTGCAAAACGTCAATCGGCCGCATTCTTCCTTCCAGTACCGCATCATTCGCGAGGCACGTCAGAAACGAATCGCCGCCGTTACCTCCAGGGAGCGGCCGATGCACGCCCATCATGCGCTCGGGCCAGTTCTCGGTATTCATCGTCAGTAGCGTTCCTGTCATTTCAAATTCAATCGCACCGTTTCGGCCAACATCCCGCGCAGGGCCAATCTCGGACAGCACTGCACTCGATAAGCGATGCAGCCACGTTCGCCGATAGAGCGTCGGGACTAAGTTCGTTCTCTTGAATGGATGGTGCGCGCGATCGTATTCGCGGATACGGTCCCAGTCGGGAAATTCAAGCTCGGGAGCATGCGCCGCGCCGGCTTGAAGTTTCACCATCGCGATATCGGGATGCGTTGTCATCAGTTCGGCCACGCGAAAAATCCCTGCGGTCATTTCACCAGACGGTAGCGGCTCGAGAAAATTGTCGTCGAGCATGAGCAGGATCAATTCTTCCGTGAGCGTGTCGAGGCATTGCCTTAAGTTCGCATTCCATCCGAAGTCTATTTCAGGCGACAGCACCGTAACGGGAAGCGGACAATCCGGCCAGCTTCTCTTAAAGCAGTCCCACCATATTTGCTGAATCGGTGCGCGACGAGGACAGGAAACGACAACGAGGCGAGTGTCGAGACTCATTCCTTTTCGCGCCGTTCAATCTCAGCAAGTAGCAACTCGGCGCGTGCCACAGCGGACTCGATGAGATCCTCTTCCGACAGATGGTTATTCGGGTCCATGTGGTCTAGGGTCTCGGCGAAGATCAATGCACTTGCCTGAAGCAATGCGTATTTCCGCTCGGCGGTCATTCGCTATACTTCATAAAATGAAATGGGATGAACTAACCAATACTATTGCTAAGGGCGTCTACCGTATCGAGATGGCTGACGGCTTCATTCCTCCAGAGGAGGCAGATGCACGTTGGGAGCAACTGATAGCCCAAGAAAAGGAGCGCGGCTTCGGCTCCGGCCCGTATGTCGAGATCAGGCGATATGTCGGCTCAGCGTTGATTGTCATGAACAAGATGGGTCTTATCGATTACGACTAGCACGTCAGCCCTAATCGCTCGGCAATCACTTTCGCTTCCGATCGCAACCGGCGCGCGAGTTCGACGGCGACGAGATATTGAGCCTGCAAGTCCGCAGCGTCGGCTTCATACGCTTCGGCTTGCTCTTGAAGATCGGCGAAGGCGTCATAGTCGGAGATTTGATCGGGAGTCATGACGTGACCAACGTTTTCAACTTCTGCGTCACCGCATAGGCCATGATTTCAGGCCACCGTCGAGCATCCAGAAATTTCAACCAGTAGTGCCGCGCTTCTAATCCGCGATCGATCAGTTCGTGGTCGGCTTTCCCGTCAAGATAGGCCAGAGCAGCAGCATCCGCCTGAGAAGCATCTCGGCTTTCAACGCGGATGATGAAATCATCGTAGGGTATCTCGTGGCTGAACGGCAGCACGTAGTCACTGGATACGAGTAATGGAATCCGGCCCGCACTCATCGCTTCAAAGAATCGGTACGGCAGCACGCCGGGAATCGACTCGGGGCACAGTGCGAGTCGGCTGTCTCTCATGCTCCGGCGAAACGCTGCACGGCGCCGTGTGTATTCGGGATCCTCCGGTTTACGGTATCCAAAGAAGTCTGAGTACTGCGCAACGTCTGATTTAAGCTTGGGATTATCCAGGCACGCATTCGAGGATGCCGTGCGCGTATCCGTGGACAACCATCCATGGAAACTAATGTCATGAATGAAACCACGATCCGGCAGTTCCATACATTCGGCATAGTCTTCGACGGGCCACGCGATAGGCACAGTACCGGGATCATGCGGCAGCATCCACGTTCGGGCATCGCATTTGATAAATAGAATCGGCAGACGAATCGCCGCTTTAAAATTGTCCGAGCAATCGAAGAAGACGTGGCGCGATTCATTGCCAGCGAAGTACGGCAGTCCGTAGAGTCTCGCGTGATCCAAGATGCCGGTGCCCTGCGTGGCTTCAAAGAGCCGGATATTTCCCGGGCACACAAAAATGTCCGCAGAGTGCGGATCATCCGTGATCTCGATGCCTTCCAGTCTTAGTTCACCGGATGGCCACTGACTTAGCCCAATATGTTCAGGCTTGTAAATGTATTGCTTCATCTAGAATAACGGGATGAATTTACAGTGGATTCCGTATGGTCAATCAATTCAACTCTTCATCAACGAAGATGAACTAGGCGGAAATAGGCTTTCTATCGCCGGGACAATCATCCGAACAGATAAAGGCACATTCCTGATAGGGACAATGAACGAGGTGCTCGGCACCTGCTCCTGCTGTAGCCTGCAAACGCGCGACGATATCACCGTCATTGAATATGCGTATCTTGAAGGATTAGCGCTCGATAAACTGCCTTAAGCCTGTATCTGTATTGAAGCAATAGTGTCTTGAGCGCGCGAGACTGCGGCGAAGTAAGGCGCGTAAATGTATTTCACGTCTTCGTCGCGCAGTTCGTAATTCGTCAGACGTTGGCCGTGCACGTACTCATGATAGTGCACAAACACCACGTCGTTCCCATCCGCCTTCGGTCCTTCAGTGATTCTGTAGTGCGCGAAATTCCACGGCGCTAGACCGGCACCGATGTTTTGAATCACGCAGAGTTCATCGCCATACTTCGCGGGCCATTCGTCGAGGTATTTCTGATCGCCGCAACCGACTTTCGCCGAGCACCGCTCTCGACATTGCAATGACCAAGTCGATAAACACTTTCGACCAGTCGGCGTGTTCTTGAAATAAACGAGCGATACGTTGAACATGCCGTTCACTTCTAGATGCTTCTTTGAAGGAATGAGCCGATGGGGAATCACCGCGATAGAGCGATCAGCAATTTCATCGAAGATCACTTTCGGATTGCTGTAAAAGTAACAGTCAGCGTCTAAATACGTGAATGCGTCGAATGTGTCGTAGTCATCGTCTTCACAGATTGTCATCAGATAACTCGTGAACACCGAAGCGCAGGCCCAGCAGTATTCTTGATGCGTCTGCCCCAGCTTGATACCAAACGAGGCTTGCTGTTCAAACCAATAGCGATCGACGACGCGAACATAAGGCAAGGCCAGTTGACGCAATGCCGTAGAACACTCCGCGTCCATCGCCAGTACCCATAACGCAAATCGCTCACTGGAATGCTTCACCAGCGAATCATATAGAGCGAGGCCTTGCGGGAGATATTTTGAATCGAATAAGGTGCAATAATGACGCATGGCCAATGATCGGCTATATATCGTTTGCAAGTTCTGCAATCAAGGCTTCGGCATTGCAAAGCATTACGGCGGGCCGTGGTTCACTACCCGTCGTTCTCCGGATCAGCTGAATGAGTTTTTTGGCAAGCATTATCTATGTAAGGGCGATGACGCCGCGGATTGGTGGCCGCATGACTGCTTTATATTAAAGCGTGAGAGTGACGACGATTTCATCAAGATCACATTATTTTAATCGCCGTCTCATCCTAAACCTGCGAAGGTAAGCGGCTCCACGCATCCCAGTGTGGGAACTTGCCGTCCCATAACGGCCGTCGCGTCATATCCAGATCGATTCCCATCTTGGCCACCAACGCCACTGTCTCTTCCCGCCATTGCGCTTCGGCTGCAGCGTTGATGCGTGAGAAGACGTGAACCGTCGCGTATGGGCATAACACATCCCAGTGCGAGCCAATCTGATTGGCGTTCAGTTCCCAATAGGTCATGCCGATGATTCCTGCATCCTGCTCTTCGGTTAGCCGGGAACCGATATTCTCGGTGATCTCCAACATATACTGCCGACGTGTCAGGAATGCTCCTTCGGAACTTCGGTCCGAATCACGAATGTCGATATGCCGGAAGCCTGGAAGTTCGGGACAGTCCGCGCCAGTACTGACACAGGGAAGTAAATGAATCGCTCCGACGGATTTGTTGTTCAAGATGTGCTCATAGGCACGATCGATCGCCTTCTGATCCACGCCGAGTGGCCAGAAATCATCGATGGCCATCATCAAAACTTCGTCCGGTATCGATTTCAAATACGAAGTGATTCTTTTACTGTACGAGCCTTCAGGATCACCAGCGATAACGTCGATAGGCCACCGCCTGTCGGGCCAGAAGCGCTCAGCAAACTTGATGAATCCTTCAACGATATCATCGCGTCCGTCTGTTGAGAGAAGGGAGATTCTCACGCTATCGCCCGCATTATAATTAACCTATGGAACAGGAAGAGATGACTTGGCTGCGCATGATCGGTGCGATTCTGACTTGTACCGCACTGTATGTGGTATGGGCGCTTTTTCTCGGCTGGATGTTCCTGTCAGACCTGTAGCACATTGCGATTCTCACGCAGCTTCACGTTCCTCGATATATTGCTGCGCGAATTTCCACTCACGCATCAATCCCGGTCCCAGTTCGGATTCTTTCAACAGCCAATACAGCTCCACTACGGATCTTGTGAAATCCTCCGCGGCTTCACCGAAAGACCGACCTGTTCCGAAAAGAGAAAGCGGCCGAGACCATAGGAAGATCTCATCGTCGAATCGTTTCTCCATCACAGGGATCGGGCGGCGCAGTCTTAACCGTGGGTCGCGGATCATGCCGAGCTTCTTCACGCGGTCCTCGATTGAAGGGCCGATTCAAGGACCCGCTGCACATCCAGGCCGTCACGGAACGATGGCCGTGCTTGCTGCCCCGTGAGAATCCAGTCGATAAAACGCTGCACAATCTGAGATGCTGGACGCACCCGGCAATCCACGCCCGTTTCTTCCGGTTCGCCGATTGGTTCGCCTGCGGCGTCGTGGCCTTTGTGATGCTGTAGCGTAAAGCCATATACCGGATTCTCCGTGGCATTGGATAACACCAGGGTTCCGGCAGTTCCCAAAATCTCAACGGAATGTCGCGCCGCTGTAGGACTGCCGGAACTGACCGTGAGCGTGCCAGTAGTTCCTTTCTTAAAAGAAAGAATCAGTGTCGCAATCGTGTCTCCCGAATGCCGATAGTCGAATGGCTTGGTGACTCGAGCAGTAACAGATGCGATCGGGCCAAAGAACGATTGCAGGTAGTAAATCATGTGCGAGCCGTAGTGCGAGAGCGCTCCACCACCTGAACGAGTATCCGTCCTCCACGTCGTCGCGTTATGCCGATGATCAGAACTCCAGAATATCCATTCGGCCGCAATGTGCAGAGGCGTTCCAATACAACCTTGGCTCATGAATTCTTTTGCCTTTGCGAACACAGTCAATTCGGGGAATAGGAAATCCACGACATTCGCCACTCCGCATGTCTCGGCCACGGTCACGAGCGTTTCGGCCTCGGCAAGATTCGCGGCCAATGGCTTTTCGGCAAACACAGGCTTTCCGATGGAGAGTGCTGCCACAGCGATATCCGGTTGAAAGACTGGCGGTGTGGCAATGGCAACTGCATCGACCTCGTCACAGCTAACCAGCTTTTCCCAACACGCAAACGGACGAGCGATACCCAACCGTGAAGCTGCACGCACGGCAGTTTCTGGAGATGTTGTGGCAATGGCGGTAACTTCGCATCGATCATCGCGCCGAAAGGCTGGCAGTAGTCCATAGCTTCCAAAACCAGCCCCGACGATTCCGATTCGTAATCTCGACACTCATCAGACCGGATGGTGCATGAGGTGTTTTTTCTCTAACAGGTACGTGCGATACCCGCCGAGTTCGGTCACGGCGGAATACACATCCGTCGAGTAAATCAGCCGTAAGCCAGCATCCAAGAATAATTGCAGCAACTCCGCTTCGCTGAAATGGATTTCCAGACACGGCTTGCCATAGGCTGTCTTTTCAAAATACGTCGTTGCGTCAAACCTAATCGGAGTCTTACTGAAGATCGCATAGCGTGAAGTGACTCGAGCCGTCTCGCGGATTACCTGCCCATAGTCGAGAATGTGCAACATGCAACAGCCGCTCAAAACGATATCGAAAGCATCATGCGCGTAGGGCAACTGTCGGGCGTCTCCCAGATCGAATCGAATGCCGGGATAGAGTTCCTCGGCCAATTCCTTGAATGTCGGCGAGAAGTCCAGCGCCGTATAGTCGAAATCGTATCCCGCAATCTTTAAGACTTCGCTGTAATACCCTGCACTCGCTCCGACATCGAGTATCGATACCTTCGGCCCGAACGAGATCTGACGCAAGCAGCGGATCAGCGCATTGAACGGCGGGACCGATATCCCCTTACGATAATTGTCGAGTTCACGGCTTGCGATTTCATATTGCAGTTTCGGAATGTCCGGATCCTTCCAGGCGTTCGCGTGTTCTGCCGCAACGATGACCGCCTCTAACTGATCGATCCTGCGGTAGTCCATTATGCGGGACACAGCATCTCCTGGAGCGTGCGCTGCAATATTTCGAATTGAGGTTGCTCTGGTTGCCCCTGATCGATAACGAACACATTGACGCCCATTTGCCGCAAGGCTTCTCTCTGCTCTGAATCACGCCGCCGTTTCTCGGGCTTACCATGCCAATAGGTTCCATCTGTAAATATTGCCAGATTGACAGAGGGGATATATGCATCCGGCACCGTGTAGCCGTGATTCAAGACGAAACGTTTATCTGTTTCGAATGCATGGCCGATATTTGAAATGAAGCGGTGCAGGCGTTTCTCTGGCTTGCTCGTTCTCGTCGTCCCGCATTGGCTCGCATGTGTCACCTTAAGTTTGGCGATCCATTCAGGCGTCCTCCACAGCTGCTTTAATCGATTCGATACAGCGCGCCGATTATTGGATTTAACATCTGGCCTTTGCAAATGATGACTCAGCCGTCGGCCCGCCTCAACCATCCGTTGCCTGAATTCTGGATCTCTCCATTTTTCTTTTGCTGCAGCATGCGCGGCCGACAGGGTCTTTTCTCTAAATCTAGGATCTGCCCACTGTCTCTGCCCAGACTCAAGCATCCGCTTACGGTAATCCGCATCCATCCATGCCTTCTTGCCCGCTGCGCTAAATATCTGCCGCGCATCTGGTCGCGCCGTCAGTCTGGCCCTGATCGTTTGTGCAAATTCGCGCGTGGTGTTATGTCCAGACACAAACCGCCGCAATCGTCCCTCAGAGTCATAATCCATAAACGTCTGGCCACACCCACATGCGCAGACGACGATGTGCCGGTCCATTAGTTTTGGATAGCGCTTACGAGGCATTCCCTTAAGACCTCCGAGACTACTTGCATCCTCTGAGTATATGTATGGTCGCGCAAACACCTAGCTTGACCCTTGGCTGCGATGTACGCTCTCTCGCCTTCATTTGCTAGGTAATATTGTATTTTCTGTACAGCCTGTACCGGTGTTAAATACGTAGCAATTTCGTTAGCGGAAAATAGATCCCATATGTTTTTACTTTCTTCGGTCAACATAAGCGCGCCGCAACCCGTACTTTCAAAAACGCGCATCGCATTTGTGTAACCCTCGGCGACCTCTCCATGACGGCACAGCGCAATTTTGCTCTGCAACAGGATGGAATACATGTCTATTCCAAACGCTTGCCCCTGATACTTCTGCCGAAGAAGCGAATCCGCTGGCAGTGTCTCCACGCCATAGCCCCACCATTTGAATGTCGGTATTTCGCGCGCGACAGTTTCGAGCACTTGCATTCCATACGTCCAGTGGGACGGATTGCCGACGCCACCGATAAAGACGCAGTCGTGAATGCGTTTTAATGCGTCAGGATAGCCGGTATACCGCCGTTCCCACTGCTTGCTTACTAGCTTGCGTATCGCCTCAAACTCAAACGCCAGAGGATTGTAGACGGCACGCACACCGAGGGCTTCGATGCGTGGAACGTAATGCGGAAAACTCGTGAAGATCAAATGAAACTCGCGCACGCGCTCATCGCCCGCCCACGGACACGAATGCTGCGCTACCAACAGATACGATCCGCGTAACCGATGCAGCGTGGACACGCTAAAGAACGAGAGGTCCTGCACAAACACAACGTCCGGTGCGAAGGCTTTGATTTGCGCGAGAGCGATGTCTTCCAATTCACGCGACGGCTCGTTGTTTTCCATTGCCCAGTGCTGCTGAATCAGGTAGCAGTTCGCGATGATATCGATCGCTTCCCAACCCAACGCACGCAGATTTCGACTGTAGAAATCAGCGGTACCGAACTGTTTCGCGAGCAATCGCTGCAAGAGCGTCTCATAACCATCGTCGCCGATTTCAACGGATTTCAGAAAATCAGGATAGTAGGTATCGAGGACGGCGATTTTCATTATTTGAGAACGACGTAGTAAACGTGGAGATCTTTCAAGCGCTTGCCGCTTCCATCGATACTGTACCCAGCAAACAGGATTTCACGGCCACGAATCTTAACTCTGCCTGCTTCATAAAGCGCTGACGCATAAATAAACCGCTTCCAACTAGGCCGCTTAATGAATAGTTCCCTGTACTCTGGATTTGCGGGTAAGGCGATCATCCGATCACCTGTAGTGTCAACTCTCCGCTCCAATGGTGCACCACGTCGAGCGCTTCTTCGTTTTCATAGAACCACTTTCGCAGATATCGCGCTTCTTCATGCCGGTTCGGTCCCGTCCGATACAGCCGCGATGTGATCTTTTGCACCGTGGAATCTCGTAGCGTCTTCATGTAGTCGCTGTTATTGCGGATGAATATGGGCGGTCCACCATTCGCAGGATTCGGCAGTGTTTGCCAGCGATGATCTTCCTCCTCGCCACAGAACATCATTTCCTTGAATGTGGACGGTAAGACGACGGTTCCACGTTTCGCAATACGACTGAGAGCCGCCGCCGCACGTTCAGGTGATGGAATGTGCTCTAGCACATGGGACACCCAGACATAATCGAATGCTTTGTCCGGGATGTCCGATAAACCTTCCATTAGATTGCCGATAATGACTTTCTTCCCTTCGGCTTGCAACCGCCGAATATTATCGACATTGCAATCGAGGTAGGCAGTCGCACGAGGATGCGGATATTGCCCCGGCCCAACATCCAAAACGCTCCAGTTATCGGGAATATCGGGAAGCTTCACGTAATCTCGCGGTGCGCGTGGTCCGGGTTTGACGAAGCGTAACGTGAACGCCGGGAAGAAATGAATATTCGGCTCCTCGCCTTCATAGACAAATCCGTGACTTTCAACAAGAGCACGTAGCCGTTCCCGATCGTAAGACATCATGTGAAAACCGTATTCATTCCGGCGTGGTCCCAGAAGATGCCGGATGTAGAATTCGTCTCCCGTCTCCCTGAACTTCTGCAATGTCCCTTCGTGGTCGGGCACGTCTAGGCGCAAAATACCGTTCAACTTCATGATCGCGTCGATTTGATCGAGCGCTTTATGCGCTTCACTCATGCTCAAATGCTCAAAGGAATGCCTCGCGAGCAATTCTTCACAATCCCAATACGGCGCCGGGATGTTGTCGAATGAGCCATACGCATCGCAGACGTATTCCTGATCCAACGGGCCGGCGCGTAACACCTCGAGCGTTTTATCCTGATGCCGCCCGTAGTAGTTGTCGTCCGTCGTCTTCCATTTATCGACGAGGTCCGGCCGATCCGCAGCAAGGAAGGTATTGGGCGATCGGACATCGATATTCGTCCATCCGTCCAAGTACACACTGCCGCAACCCAGGTGCAGACGCATTTACCGAACCGCTTCCGGCCTCACACCGTGACTCCACGTTTCACCGCCGCTCGTGTCCACGCGATATTTTTGATAAGTCGCCGTCCACTCGGATTGCAACGGCATGTATTTTTTACACAGAATGTCGTTATCGTTGCGTTGCGTCAGTTCGTTAGCACAACGGATCTCGTCTTTCTGGACGTGATGCAACACGCGGGCTGTGGGGATATCGGCAATACCGTAGTCCGCGAGCAAGATCCGGAAAGCGAAACTGTTGTCGCCACCGTACATCCGGATGTCTTCATCGAAAAACCCAACGTCCTCACCGAGCAAGCGCGGGAAGATTCCAAAGTTAGCGTACACACAGCCCCATGCGGAATTCACATGAAACGGCCCGCCATTTTCGGAATAGTGCAGCGCGCCAAGTCCAATATCGGGATGCGCTTCCATAAAGGCGATGGCTTCTAAATCGTAGTTCGGCAAAACTTCAGCATCGTCATTCAGGAACAGTATCCATTTTCCTTTCGCTTCACCGAATGCTCGGTTGTATCCGCGAACGTGGCCTAAGCGTGGTTTCTCGTGAATCACGCGCACATTCCGCCACTCGGATACGTATGGAATCTCGCTAGCGTCACTAACCACGAGCTCCCAGTTCACCTTCGTATGCAGCACAATCGAGCGCACCAATCGTGCGAAGGATGGATCGCGTTCGACTTTGCCGGTAACGAGACTCAATAGTGGTTTAGTCATGCAACAGTGGGATCGCGTTTCAAGCGGATCAAGTCGAGCATTCCCTGAGAGAGGATGTTGCTAATACTGGCTTCACGGTTGAAGTAGAGTTCACCCAACACGAGACTCGTGACGTTCTTGTAATAATCCGGCGCGTTGATCTCTTGAGGGCTGTTGATGTACCACGCATCCGGTATTGCTGAGAGTTTGAAGAAGTCCAGAACTAGGGCGGATGCGACTTCAATCTTGGCCACAATATCTTCATCCGCATCGGAGTGCGTGACGCGTAGATGCGCCTTCGCTTCTTTTAACGAAATCAGCCCACTCAATGCTTGCTTCCCGTGGAGTAGTCCACCTGCGTGAGATCTCGTCCCGGCCGGCCGTCTTTTCCGTCTTTACCTGGATCGCCTTTGCTGCCTACAGCGCCCTGTGAACCTTGCTTCGTAAAGAGCGTCCAGTCTGGAATATTGGAAGCGCCGGGACCGACTTTCGTGCCAGCGATATTGCAAATCCAAGTATCTCCGCCTCGGCGAACGATATCGCCCTTGACGTATTCCTTGGTTGACTCCCATATTCCTCGGAATAACGGGACGTCCACACGGCGATTCACGATCAGTTGCTGGCCATCCGTCGAGGTCCGGATGTAGCCGAATTCGCGGGGATCGTCCGAATGAATAGGCTGTTCCTCGGCGTTTCCATTCATCAGCACTTGCCATCCGGCATTCAGCAAATCAATCGATGGCGCTGTGTTTTTTGAAGCCCACCATAGCCCGCCCCGGTGCGCTGCAAACGTCCCCCGTGGATAAGATTTGGCAGTGTCGATCGTCGGCAGAATGTCGATCTGTAAAGCGTCTCGGCCATGTTCACCATCGCGACCATCTTTGCCAGCCATACCGTCTCGGCCGTCCTTCCCTTCACGGCCGTCCTTTCCATCAATCCCTTTTTCGCCACGTTCCCCAATCTCTCCGCGCTCGCCTTGTATGCCACGCTCGCCCGAAACTCCAGGTTCCCCTTTTTCTCCAGGCAAGCCTCGTTCGCCAATCTCACCGCGTGGACCTATCGGCCCGATCTCACCCTTTTCGCCACGCTCGCCGCTCGGGCCCTGCTCACCGCGTTCGCCTTTTTCACCACGCTCTCCGCGAATGCCTTCAGGTCCAGTCCCTCCAGGCTCACCCTTCTCTCCGCGTTCACCGCTAGGACCTTGAGGGCCCTGCTCACCGCGCTCGCCTCGTTCTCCAATAGCTCCACGCTCGCCGGTCTCACCTTTTTCGCCACGCGGACCTTCTTTCGGTTCCGGTATCTGCCGGAGTCGTTCTTCGAATAAATCGGTGAGTGCTTTTAATTCAAGTGTCGCCCACTTGATGAGTTTTTCTTCAGTTCTACTGGCATGCTCGCGAACCACTCGGGCTACCGATATCGCAAGCCCTGAGATTTCCCACGGTTCCATCAGACGAGCGCTTCTCGTAACTGGGCTTCGAAGGATTCCATGGCGTGCTCCATCATGGCTCGGGTTGGGGTTGGTGTTTTCTCTTCAGGCGGCGGTGCTGCCGCTAATTGAGGCAGAGGAGTCTTCGATGCGAATGGATCCTCTTGCGCATCACGTTTGGCAAGGGCCGCGAGGCTGTAGTTCTGCTGCTGGACCATGGGCGATTCACCGCCCTTAACATCGGAGTAATTGGCGCGGAACCGCGCTTCATTCGGTGCGAGCCATCCACCACCAACGCCGAGATTATTAGCCGCGTACAAGCCGGCGGTATCCATGCGCAACAGATTGTCGAGATCCATTTCGGTCCCGATGCCTTCTGGCAGCGCGAATCCTTCATCTAGGCAAAGCTCTAAGCATTCGAGTAAAGGCTGGAGGCAGTCGGTGTAGTACATGAGCGTCAAGGCTTCTGGCCCATTTGAATACGGAGGCAACGCTCCACCGAGTTTCCACTCGGGATAATGAAACGCACGAGCGACATCCGAGACCGTCCATTGCAATTGCTGAATCGTCTGCGATGCCTCGGCCGTCAGGGTCATCTGTTCAAACTTCAGTCCATCCCCAACGACCGCAATCTTTCCGGCATTCACGCCTGTATAGCCCGCTTCAAAACGTGCCTTCACCCGTGCTGCCGCTTCATCCGTAATCATTCCCGGTGCTGTCAGAATGCCGCTTGGCCGTGCGGCGTTTTGATAGAAGTTCGTCGAACTCGACTGGATCCGATTCCCCATCGTGACGGATGTTCCACAGGCGTAAATCGGCGAGACTCCGACGAGAGGATGCCACAGCGGGCACATCCGATCGTGGATGATTTCGGAAGCGGGAACGGTAATCGAGTCTTGAACGTCGGACAGATAATCCGGACTCAGTTCGTACCAGACGCTTCCATCTTCAGCGACGAGTACCTTCACGCGCAGCGGGTCGAGCACATACAACGCGACGACAACTCTTTCACGATTACGTTCTTTGAGGACGTAGGTGTTCCCGCTCAGTAGTTTTGAAACAATCCACTGCGTTAAAAATTGAATGCGGTTTTGATAGTGATTCGGTTTGTTTAGGACCGGGATGACTTCCGATGCCTTCGAATTGCCGTGAGGTTCGGTGATTTCTTCCCAGATTCCACCGGAGTTCTCATCGAGTTTAATCCGCATCTTCGCAATGTCGCTCGCAATCCCAGTAACGCACGCATAGAGCGCGCTGAACGCTAGTAGCGTTTGTTGCGGATCAATCGTGATGTTCCTCTGCCACGCTCCGGTGAACGGTTCGCGAATCGGGCCCCACCAATTCCACCACGAGTTCGAGTTGACCGATTGAAGGTTTTGCGCCGCGCGCTTGCGGACGATTTCAAAGCCGAGGATGTTCATTTAACCGGCCGCATATCTCGACGCTTGTAACGCCCCGGCAGACTGACATGACGTTCATCCACTGCTGGCGTCGGCTCTGTCACACGCTTCGCTAATCCCGTCACCAACAGTGCATCAAACCGAATGTCTTCGGTGTCGGCTTCGTAGACTTCACCTGTATGGCGTGCGACCTTGGCCCACTCGTGATCTTTCAAGGCAATGACTTTGACGAGTTTCATACTGACTTAGGCGGCGGCGGTGCAGGCCACGGCTTAGGTGGTCCAAACAGCTTTTCAAATAGCGCTTGAAAGGCCGACTGATTTCTATTGACATGCTTAGCGCTAAGCAGTAATATTGTACTCATGAGTAACACAATGACGCAGAAAGAAATGGCTGCTCACATTCGCGGACGCATTAAGGCTGCTGGCATCAATGCTCGCGTTCGCATGATTGAGTCCTGCGGTAGCAAATACATTCAAGTTAACGCACCGACGTTTGATGCTCGCTTTACGGATGAGCAGCAGCGGACGATTCGTACGATTGCGAAAGTTAACCATCTGACGATGGTACGCGGCGGCGAGATTGACATTGAACGCATGACCAATCCGGCCAGCTTCGACTTTCAATTTAACGGCTAAGAAGAATATGCGCGACGAGAACAACATCAAATACCTAACAGTGGCTCAACTAAAAGCCGCATTAGAGCAATGTCCGTTAGAATGGCGCGTGTACCCCAACATCGTAGGAAATCTCACATTGACCGACGACCAGACCAATGATCGTGGTTGGATTGATTTTGCAGAAGAAGGCGAAGTCTTTTGACTATGCCAAAGAATAAAGCTGCACAACAACTCGGCCGCAAGGGCGGTGAAGCCAGAGCCGCCCGATTAACCAAAGAAGAAAAGAAAGCCATAGCCAAGAAAGGCGCAAAGGCGCGCTGGAAAGGGCACATCAAAAAGAAATGAAAACTTTCATTGATCGGCTCCGGTTTCGCTGGTGGTGTTTCCGCAATTTCTATTGCCCGAAGCATAAGATTCCGCTAGAGCCGACACGCGAGGCCGCTATCTGCACCGAATGCGAGAAAGAACCTGAACGTAAACGAGAACAGCGCGCTCGTGAAGCAAAAGACAGATGGGGCATCATTCCACCATCAAAGAAAATAAAAACGGGCCCGAAAAGAGAGGGAGAGAAACGGGCCCGTGGCGAAGACTAACTCAGTTAGCCTGTGTAGCTCGCATTGGAGAGGTAGTACACACTGGTCGAGCGCGCCTTCTTCCAGGTTATGTACTGCTCACATTTTATTGCTACGAGATTCCGTTGATACAGCGACACCAACGACGTGGTTGCGGGAGATGCGTTCGGGGCGTCGTCCATCAGAATCGATGCCTGATTGCTCGCGTCGATCATGATCCCGCCATCATCCGCCAACAGAATTTCGCTCGCGTTCATGAAGATGATCTTGTTGCCGACCGCTTCACTTACGACCACGGGGATATTCAGAACGGTTCCACCGGTGAGTCCCAATGTCGGATAGAGGAAGTTGCCGAGTGAATCTTTCAATGTGCTGACGTTCAACGCGACCGTGCTCGACATCAAAATCACCAACTGCGACAAATCGTAATTGGCCGCAATGAATGTCGCGAGCGCCGTCTTGAAGTCGGTCAAGAACGTTGCCGCAGTGACGCCTGTCGCGGCTGAAGTCGGCGCATTCCACAAGAGGCCCGCCGGCGAAACGTTCACGCTTTCAATCGTCGTTGAGATGAACTGTGTATCGAGATACTGTGCAATGTCTTTCGCAATTGAGGATCGCACGACCGCTTCGGCGCTTGGACTGGAATAGCGAATCAGTTCCTCGCTTAATACCGTCATGACGACGGCTTTCGCCCAGCGTAGAGTCGCCGACGTGAACGCCAACGCGCTGACCGGTTTCGCCTGAGTTTCCCCAACCCAGTTCCCCGTACCGCCACCGGTCTGTATGGGAACGACCACATTCGGCGGAACGCGCGTGAGATTCGGGATGCGTCCGATGATCGACAGGGGCCGCAACAATTCCAAAAACTCACTGAACATCGTCTGCGCTGCAGGAATCAACGGGGATGCCCATGTCGCATGGGTCGTTGTTCCGACAAGCACCTGAGCACGCGATCCGACATTGGTGCGGAAAATCTGCTCCAGTTCCGGCTGGTCGGGCCAGTAGGTTTTCGACAGATCGGCAGCGCGGTGCATGTCGTTCTTCGCTTCTACCGTCGCCATGACCCACCGCGAGAACGTCGTTCCCTTCGGAAGATTCGATCGAACGCTGATCACGCGTGCCTGCTCCTGAGGGCCACCTCGTGTTGCCGCCGCCTTTGCGGGAGTGTCGGTGTTTTCCGGCGTGACTTCTGCGGCTTTCTGCAGCAGCGTTGCATTGCGCGACTTGAGCAGCGTGATCTTATCTAGCCAGCGCTTGTTCTCAGCTTGCTTGTCTTTGATCTCCGCATCTTCGTGCTCTTCAAAACTGCGTCCATCCGCAGCCGCAATGAGTTCGTCGATGCGCTTCTCATTGACCAGTACAGTCCCTTCTAACTCGGTAATCTGTTCAGCTATGGTCTTCATAGCGGTTCCTTTATTTCTGACTTGTACCGGAGCGCCGGATGGGTTGCGGTTAAGCCGAACGACAGAATCGCGAGTTCCTTTATTCGCTATCGCGCGAAGGATCGCTTCATCTGCGCTACGGACGGAAATAATCGATGCGTTTAAATCGGCGGGTAAAGCTACGGCGGAGAGCTCCAGCCACAGGCTTTTCAACACACGATTCGCCTGAGCTTTGAGCATTCGGAATTTAATCGACAACCCACGGACAATGCCGGCCTTGATCATTCGCCACTTCTCGTCAATAAATTCCGACGTTCCTTGTGGTGCGACCTGAATGCGAACGTTGATCCGATCGTTCTTCACGTCGGCTGAAATGACGTTGCCGAGCGGATGCGAGGTGTCGTGGTTGTACAGAAAGGGGATGGGTAACTTAAATTCAATACCGCGCGTCTCGAGAATCAACCCGTCCAGGGCCTCTTCCGACGTCGTTGCTATCCCTTCAATGATCCGCTTCTCATCATCGACCGACCTGGCTTCAAACGTTGCCCAGAGCTGCCGTGATTCCGTTGCATCCCCGTCCCACTGCTTCTGGCAGACCCGCGCGCGCGTATCGTTTTCGGGAAATTCGTTTTTCATGTTCTGGTCCGACATGCAGCGCGACATGAACTCATCTTGGCTTTCGTCGGCATTCGGTTGTGGTATCGGCATAAAGGCACCCAAAAAAGAAACCCCGCCGTAAAGCGGGGTCTTTAAAGTTTGGTAGTTGAAGGGAGATTAGACGCTAGACAGAACTGGGATTAAGGACTTCCTCAACGGTCTTGAGTAGAGATAAGCCGGTCCAGCCAAAGCCAGCCGCTCGAAGTTGTTGCTTTGCTTCGTCAGCTTCGCACGCAATCCTTGCGAGCAGCTCAATCCCAGAAGGATCACCATTCGCATATTCCTCTGCGTACCGTTTCGCTTGAGCGATGTACTCTTCAAGAGTCATACAAAAAACACGTTGTAATTCGGGGTCGGCGGCACCTTCGACGAATCCGCCAGATTCACTGCCATGGCCATCGCGACGACACCGTCAATGCGCCCCGTCGATTTCTGCTTATCGAACTTGCGGTTTCCAGCAGCATCCGACAGGATGCGCACGTTGTCCATGCACCACGTCATGACCGGATTGTTGTCGTGCTGGATTGCCCACCGTAATGCAAAATCCTCAAGCTTATTGACAGCCAGATCGAGATCTTTAAAACCCTGACCATGATTGAACAGTTGGATGTGACCCGCGCCAATCTCGTCTAGCGCTTCCTCGAAATGTTCGAGTTTCCAAGGATCACAGGCAATCGCTTTGAGGTCATACGGTGCGGTCAATTCCGCAATCTGTTTCGCGACGAATTGGAACGTGATCACCCGCCCTGGCGTCGTTCGCAGATATCCTTTTTTCGCCCAGACACCGTAAGACGCTTTATCTTTCGCTGCGCGATCGTCTAAGCCGTCTTCCCGTGTCCAGAAATACGGAACAACCACCATGTGTTCTTCAAAAGGGAAGGCCAGAACAAACGCGGTCAAGTCGTTCTTGGACGATAAATCGAGCCCGCCATAACACGGTCGGCCCTTAAGCAATTCCGGTAAGGCATCCACCTGTTCTTGAGACTTGATCCCGCATGCATCCCAGTCCGGGCGTGGGATGTAACGCTTACTTGAGCCATCGCGATCAACGGGCTGATTCAGATACAGATTCCGCAATACTGCTTCTTTTGCCGGTATCCGCTTTGCCTGCTGGGCAAACTTGCGCAACTCATCGAGATTGCGAAAGTCATCTAAGGCCGGATTCGCCATATACCAGTTCTGCTCGTCCCAGATATCCACATCCATCGGCACTTCGTAGATAAACGCGACGAAGGATGGATCCTCGTGAATCCCCGCATTGATCTGCTTCCCATACAGCACCAGTTCGCTCATCACATCGATCGGACTCGACGACATGGTGCTGATGACGACTGTGAGCGGCCGTTTGCGCGCGCCTGTACCTGTGACCAAGTTGTCGTACAGCTCCCGTTTCGGCCATTGCGCCAATTCATCGCACACCACGAACGAGGGGCTCAAGGAATGCGCCTTCCGGGCATCACTCGACAGCGCTTCGTAAATGCTGCCCTCACCGGGTCCTGACAAGACTTCAATGCGTTTCGCGAATCGCTGGATATTGCATCGGGCATGTAATTTCGGATCGGCGCGAATGATGGCTTCCAATTCCCTGAAAATCCGTCCCGACTGATTCCGATCCGCCGCTGCGCTGTAGACTTCACCTCGAGGCTCTGCTGCCGGCCCAAACAAATGCGCCCCAGCCAAACCCGCGGCTAACTGCGTTTTCCCGTTCTTTCGCCCAATCGTGATCAACGCCGTGCGGACGACGCGCTCTCCATCCACTTCGCGGTAAATCCCGCGCACAATCTCTTGCTGCCAATCGCGCAACCGAAACGGTTTTCCCGCGAACTCTCCCGCCGTCAGTTTCATCGTGGGAAAAAATTTAATCACCCGCTCGGCAATGGAAAGTTTTGGATTTTCCCAGACGTGTTTCTTCTTACTGACCGTCTTCAGCTTGAGCGCATGCGCCCCTATTCCGCCTAATCCCAACTTGACACCTGTGCTAATGTAACTTTTCGAAACATGCTACTTTAGGAAAATCTATCCGTGATTTTCCTTGTTACCCACCGGAAATTCAGAAATTATTCCAAAAATCATGAAGACTGACTCTGCACAAATC